ATGATAATTGATTTAAGTAAAGGTGATGCTTTAAGTTGGGCAGAGACAAGTTTTGAATTGGCTCAATTAAAATCAAATAGATTGATCAAGGAGATAGTTATGCAAAGAAATAAAACTGGTCAAAATTTTATGATAGTTCCGATGTCTATTTATAATATATTGGAAGCGAACAGTTCTTTTAAATTTGCAAAATTAGATTCACTAATGAATGAAGACCCTCTTAGACATATGGGTTCGATAAATGGAATTGAAATTTATTTAGATCTTTTTTCACCATCAGATACAATCATCCTAAAATATGATAAAAGTGTGATGAGAGATAACAAAATAGATGCTATATTAAATGATGATAAACTAAAAGAAGAAATTGAAATTACAATTTTGAATTATTAAAAGATTCAAATTTAGCAATTACTCTTTTATTTTCTGTATCAATTGTCATTAAACTCTTTCTATCAGGTCTCATAGCTTTTTCAGCTCCTGCTTTAATAAATTCTTCTCTTGTTACGGATTTTGGCACCCCTGTGTTTTTATCAACTAATTGGTAGTCAAAACTTTCGTTTGTGTCTTGTCCATAAAGTTCAACTCCTTTAGTGTCATATGTAACTGATTCCCCAGAATTAACAATATCTATCTTTTGTTTAAGATTATCTATAATATCTTTTGCTATCATTTTTAAAATATCTGTGTAATTCTCAGTATTATAAGCAATTTTCATAACTTTCTTATTGTATGCTAAAAAGTTCAGACCTGATATATTTGTAATCGAAGGATGGCCTCCTGAATTTCTTATAATTAATTCCCAAACTGGTATTTTTAAACTACTAAGATAGTTTTTCTGTTCTAAAGTTAAGTCGTTGTAATTAGTATCCATTGCGACTTTTAATCTCTTATCAGGAAGAGCTTCAAACACTGTTATTTTATCTCTTTTTGATACAATACCTCCGCCTATTAATTCGTTTGATTTAAGTAGGTTTGTGATGTTATTTTTTGCACCTTCGATTTGTTTTTTTGAAATGTCACTTATAAACGGTGTAGATTCTACAAATTGATTAGTTTTTACAAAAGGTGTTAGTTTATTTTCAGCATTTAATCCTAATTTTCCACAAATTTTAACAAATTCTTTTATAGAATCAATTTCAGTTATTTTAAATTGAAATTTTTTACCATTAAAGTCAATAATTACATCGATATCTTCATATTTTTCAGAATTTGCTCTAAAATCAATCTCAAGAGATTTATTTAAAATATTAGCAACTTTGTCCTGTTTATTATAAATGCAATCAATATAAAATGCTTCTAAATCCGAAAATTTAAATCCTATACCAACATAGCTATCTCCAATTGCTTTTTGCATTTGATTCCAATCTTGGGAAGTTTCATAAACTTGTTTTATTGCTTCTAATGAAATAAAATATCTTTTAAAAATTGATTCATATTTTGATAAGACTTCTTTAGCTATCTCACCTAAATTAATTTTTTCTAACTTCTTTTCTCTAAAAGGATTACATGAAACTTGAATAAGACCCATAGGCCAAATAATACAAACAAACTCTGCATCTGGTGTATTTTTGAATACTACATATCTATCATATGATCCTGGTTTCATCATATCACCTCCACCATATTGTTGTATAATTTTATAATTATCATCAAATGTTTTATCTTTATATGTTTTCATTCTCTGAATATAATCAGATAAATTTTTAGCAACTTCTTGTGGAGTAGCCAGTCTTCCTAAACGATCACTTGTTTTAGCATTTGCAATATAGTGTTTAATATTATTAAACATTGAATAAAGATTTGGATTTGAATCCAACAATAAACATTCTAAGAAGTTTCTATTAATGTGATCTCTACTTCCATCTTTTGATTTAACTGTTATTCTTTTATTTTTATAAGCTAAAAGAAGTCTATTAACAACGAATCCCATAGTAAATTTTAATTTATCTATCGGTTGTGATTTGTCTAATTGAATTATTGATTGTTGAACATCTTCTGGTTGAATTCCATATTTAAGAAAGTTAGCAGAGTCTATAGTTTGAATAAAATTGATGTCTCCTTGTGGGAATATTTCTTGTTTTGCAATTTCACCCGAGATGGTTTCAACATTTGACCTTGAATGTTTGTAGTAAGTTGATTTAGTATCTTCGGCCCCGACTTGTTCTTGGTGATGGTCTGTTGCTATTGTGAACATTGGTTTAGAGTGTGCAAAATCAACAAGTACGGCTAAATTTCCGGGTTTTGGTGGTTGAACCGCAAACTCTAATCCACCATATTGAATTGTATGACAATCAACTGTATCAATGTTGTATTGACCTTTTAGAACTTGTTTCATTGCAAGAGCTGATGTAACTCCATCTAAGTCTTTGTGAAAATAAATTTCACACTTTCTTGTAGATCCAACAACATCTGATAAATCTGATTTATTTGCAGCTGATGATGGATTTTTTTCCATTCTTGTAGTACCAACAAGTGCTTGGTCTATTTTATCTAAGCTTTTTGCAATCTTTTTAAGATTTCTAAGTCCAACTTCTTCGTTAATTGGTTCATCGGATTCTAATCCTAAAAACAATCTATAGTCTTTTATATTCATAATTTATATATTAATATTGATTATTCATTATTTTTTATCAAACGACTTGCCATATCCATCAATCATTCCCTTTTTATCACCTTTTGATTCTTCGTCATATTTAGTATCAAAGAAGTTATTATCATCTGTAACAATTTTAACCTCAGAGTCCATAGTTGCATAAGGTCCAAGTTTTCCTGAACGATAAACACCTCCGAACATATTACTATTTAAGTATCCATCCATAAAATAACAATTAGTTAAGTCCGATTGTTCAACTCTGCAATTAAGGATTTTTGAATCAAAGGCATCGGTTTGTTCAAATTTTGATTTTGTGCATTGTGAGTTTTTTACTTCACATCCTAAGAAAAAACAATCCTCAAATATTCCTTCTGCTTCACAATTAACAAGATCAACTGACCTTAATATAGACGATGTTTTGATTTTAGCATCAACAATTTCAAATGATTGAGATGTTGTGACATAATTAAACATACACTCTTTTACATCTTGAATTGCGTCCATTACTGCAAATATTTTATTGTATATTTTAGAATAATAAGCTGATACAATATCGTAATTTGAGTTCTGATCAATTTGTATTTGAACATTTGGAAAATCTACTATAAAGTTGTCATATTTTGATAGATTTTTGTAATGAGAAATGTTATTTTGTAAATAGTCTTCCAATATATCAACATCGTCTGGACTAAAATCTACATCAATTGAATCAAAAACAGATATTATAAATCTTTCTAGAAAATAAACTAACTGACCAAGATTCTTTTCATAATCTTTACCTCCGATATATCTAAATTCTAATCTTTGGCTTTCCCTACTGTTATTAACGTGTAAAAAATTAACACCAAAATACTTATCAGAAGGTAGTCTCATATTATTTTTAACAACCGATATAGGTATATTAAAAAAGTCATATTCTTTATAAGGTATTATTTTTTTAATTGATTTTGCATAAACGTTGTCTTTTCTTGATGGATAAGCTCTGTATATCTCATCTTCATCTAAGTTTAGTATTAATTTTAAACTATTAAGGTCATTTAAATCTTTATCTGTAAATGAGACATTAAAGTGTATAGAAGACTTTTCGTTGGTGTATCCATAGTTTTGAATGAATTTAATTATTTTTATCAAATAATATTTAGCGTCATAGTAATTGAGAGGACCAGTAACCAATTCCACCATGTTAGATCCACCGGAAAGGTCAGGCTCTATTTTAAAGTTTTTCTCATCTGGTGTAAAGTCAGAGTGATATTGTCTAAATCCCCAGACCTTTACAGGACCCAGTTCTTCATTTAACAATTCTAGTGTTTTATAATATGAAAGATCTTTCATATAGAACTCAAACTCGAATCCAACTCTAGCGTCTTTTAGTTTATTTGACTGATTTAAAAACTTATCAGAATATTTTCTCATAGTTCTATATATTAAAAATGAAATTTTAATTTAAAGTTTAAGGGAAAACTTTTTAAATTATATATATTCTCAACATGACAGTGATTAAAAATAATATAAATTGTCTTTTATGGGATAAATGGTCCCAAAAACAGAATCGATAAAATGGAATTTTTTTGTGTTTATTGTAAAACTAGAAAGAAGTTTGATAAGTTTGTTAAAATTAATCGGATTAAAAACAAATATATCATTGATATAAGGAAAATAATTGAAGAAGAAGAGGTAGATTTTCAAAGTGATAAAACTTATTTAAAAATTTTAATCTTTAATAAGATCCAACAAGCAATAGATAAAAAGAAAGACATTTACTACATTCCTGACTTTGAAAATGAATTTTCAATTGAAAAACTACTAAATCTTAAAAAAATACTCGGTGAAAATAACTTCAATGTTTTAATATTCTACAACGAGTTCAGAAAATTTCCCGAAATTATAGATGATGTTTTAGGAAATTTATCAAAATTCTCCAATTCACAAATCATAAGAGACTATTAATTTAATATATAAAGTATAAAAAATTAATACAAAACTATGCCAAATTTAGGTGGATCCCCTTTAGGATTAATTGGTGTTGAATCAAGACCAACGCGTGATGGTATGTCTACTTTTAATGGTGGTCGTTCTCGAAACATTAATGTAAATTTATATAACGCTGGTAAAGAAACCGATAAATCAAAATTACAAAAAGCTAAAGTTGGAAAAAATGGTGGTATGTACTCTCTTTTTACTGGAGGTACCTTAATAAAGGCATGGGCAAATCAATCTAAAAAAGGAACAGCAAATAAAGAAAAGGAAGAGATAGGTTTAGAAGATGATTACACAGGAACTTCAAGAGCGACTTTACATAATAACGATGTGTATGATACATCGGTATTAAATATTGTAGAAAAAACATCAGGTACTCGAGCTAGATTAAGACCATCTGATTTTGCTTATTTAAAAAATCTAGGAGTTTATCCAAATAACCGGTTAATAATTGCAAGAAGATTCTCGGGTCCTGTTGGTGATAATATTTTCACAAATGGTGGAGGTCCAATTTCCACACTAATAAGTTGGAGAAAGCCTGAGGAAGATTTCTTGGATATAACATTCGGAGAGGAATGGACCGATGCTGATGCTGATTTTACCGAGATTTTGAATAATATTGGAAAAGACTTACTTAATATGGGTAATTTAGGAACAGTTGCTGGTGCTGCTTTTGGTGCGGTTCCAATGCCAGGTTTTACAGAGATATTGACTAGAAAAATAGGAGAAGAGCTTGGAGTCTTTGAGCAGTATGACAAAAATCAAACTTTACCGGCGGGTGAGCCAAATTTAGTGAAAGAGGCAAAAAGAAGAAAGACCGTACCGGCTGGTGAAGCTGGATCGGGTTTATCTTGTATTTTGAGTGTAAAGATGACTTGTGAGTATGAGCAAAAATTTATTTCTGGAATAGACCCTACAATAGTTTATTTAGACATATTATCAAATGCTCTTAGATTTGGAACCTCACCCGCTGTCGATTATGGCTTATCCGGAAAATTTGCTAGTAAAATTAAACAATGGGCAACTAATCCACAATCATTGATTACTGATTTTGTTAGTGCGGTAAAAAACGCAATAGACTTTGCAAAAACTCAATTAAAAGATTTGATATCTAAAACATACAAAGAAGCTAAAGATGCGTTAAAGAACGAGAAAAAAGAAGCTTTAGCTGAACAAGAAGCAGCGGACGAAACTGAAGGTGGTGAAGAAGATCCAGGAGCCGATATAGAAAAGGATTACAAAAAACAAGAAGCTGAACTTAAAAAGGCTGAAGCTAAAGAAAAGGGATTTATAGATAAATTTGTTAATACTGTAGCTAATTTAACATCAGAGATATTTTCTTCTGTAATAAGTAAGTATAGAGAGCAAATTAAAGGTATTGCGAATGCTCTTTCCGGAGCAGCCTCTACACCTTGGCATGTTACAATTGGAAATCCTCTAAGACCAATGTTTTGTGCTGGGGATATGTACACAACAGCTGTTCAAATTACATTAGGTCCGACACTTGCATTTAACGATTTACCAGCAAGTATAAAAATTGACTTCACATTAACCCCCGCAAAATCTTGGGGATTAACAGATATTATGGCTAAGTTTAATACAGGTCACTTAAGAATTGTTAATGTTGTGAAAGATTTTGCAGCATCAAGTCCATCTGATGTATTAAATGAGAATCTCTATACTTATGAAAAAAGAGAAGAAGGTAAGGATTCGCAAACTCAAAATCAAGGTGGTGGATCTGGCGTGTCAAACAATGAAGACAAAAACGCAGGTGATCCATCAAAAACCACTACAAAAGAAAATCAATCCCAAGATAAAATAAATAAGGATGCTAATTCAAATTCGGGTTCTGTTACAAAATAATAAAAATAAATATGGATATAACATCACTTTACAAACAACTAAAACCAGGTTTTATATCGGTTGGAGTAAAACTAGAACAAAAACCAGTTATATTTTATGATCTTTTTCAACCAACGATAAAAAGTGCGGACTTAAGAAATTATCCGACATATGAAGTTACCGGAGATGATGAAATGAGAATAGATTTAATTTTCCAGAATATCTATGAGTTAGAATCAGACCAAGTTCGATATTATTATAAAGAAGTTGATGCTCTATTATCTATAAACAACATTTCAAATCCATTGAATATAAAAAAAGGAACAATACTAAAGTATGTACCAATTGGTGAGTATGAAGGTCTGAGAATTATTGAAACAGATTCTTTAGTAAATAAAAAATCGATTAGTCAAAAACTTGGTTATCCTGATAAAAAGACAAAACAAGACAAATCAAGAAAAGATTACGTAGAAAATAATTATTCATTACCTCCTACTGTTAATCCAAGTCCTGTTCCGCCTATAAGACTTGGTGATGGAGGTGCTATTAGTGTAGGTGGATTATAATTATGGCAAAGTATATTAAGTCAGTTAGAATAAGGAGAAATTTTGCAAACGGGTTTGATACAAAAACCGAGTTAGATATTAGAGTTGCAATTTATGATAGAGCTTTTTCTAAAAGAAGTGTATTAGGCGTCGATCCTAATAAAAAAGAAGAACCAGATAAATTAAATAAGATTTGGCCCGAAGTTGAATACTCCGGTAGTCGATATAAAGATTTAACAGATGATGAGGTTATAACTGATTATATAAGAACTCAATCAAAGTTAAACTCAATTGAGTATGCTATTATACAAGATCCTTGGTCACCTGAACCTCCAATTTTAAGAAATTTCGGTTTTGATCCATATTATTTAAATAATGGAACAGAACTTTATGTTAAGTGGTTTAAATTTGATGATCCAAGCTGGACAGAGGTTTCTGGTACCTATGAATCTGGTAAAACTGGTAGTATTCCGAATGTTATTGATATAAAAAGATCTGAACCTATTTCAGGTGGAACTGTCTCTGCCAACAGTGGAGATAGATATCTTGTTGGAAAAAATCCAACTGGTCCAAATTGGTCTAAATATGGAAATACGATGCCAATAGTCGAGTGGAATTCTTTTGGTCAATTTTGGTCTGAAACATTCTTAGAGGATGGTATAACTGTTTATGTAGATCTTGAAGAAGTTCAGTATAAATATAGTTCCGGCTCTCCTGTAATAGTTACAGGTGGAACAGAGTGGTCAGATAAAAAAGGTAATGAGAGGGATATAACTAGTTCAGATTATCTTATCGAGTTAAAAGGAGGAACTCCAAGTAATCCAAAGTCTCAAATTATAAAAAAAGTCGAAACGATAAATCAAAAGTCTGGAGAAATGTTAATGTTATCTATTGATAACACAATTGTCAAATATGGTGGATCTGCATCTAGAGAAGTACCTTCTGGTATTCCCGACATTGATATTGTCAATCGATTCATAGATGATTGGAAAAGAATAGTTCCAAATTATGATTTAAAACTCTGTAATCCTTCCAATCAAAAATGTGAATTAATAGAGTATATATCACCAATTCAGCCGTTACCTGGTCCTTCAGTAGAACCAACTGGTGGAAGTCCATCTGGAGCAAGTCCTTCTGGATTAACAGTTTCAAAACAAAAATTAACAATAGTTTTCCCGGAAGATTTTAAAGTTATGGCTAGAGAAGATGTTCCTAAGTTTAGTATTTGGATAGGAGAACCTCAGTCTGAAGAATCTGTTGATGGGTTTGATTTCGGACCAGATAGTCCATTTGTTATTGATGAAGAATATGTTGAAGAACCTTTTGTTGGTTCCGAGGAAGATTTTCAGGTTTCGGAGTGTCAATTTTATGAAAGTGAATCCGATCAAAAACAAACCGAGGAACAAGCAGCAAAATTTAATGATGCTAGTTCAAATTCGGTGGGTGCAAACGGTCAGTTAAATGATGAAAAAATGAAAGAATCATATACTAACTATGTGCCTGGAAAACATAAATTAGATTTGATACCTGGAGAATTGGTAGCAAACGGGAAATCAAAAATAAAATGTTGCGCAGTGCCACTTGAATGGTATTCCGGTAAGAGCAATGTAAAACCAATAAATGTTGTTATAGCACCCGCTCTTATTGATATGCTTACCGCTGCTAAAGAAGCTGGTCACAGTATAGTTATATCATCAGGTTTCAGACCGGCTTTTGGTCCAAATTTAAGTGCAAAAACCGAAAGTGGTCTATCAGTTAGTGCTGAATCACAAGAAGTTCTTTACGCTAAAAATTGTCCAGGTGGGGTTTGTGGAAAAACTGAAACCGCCAAGCCCGGAAGTTCGAGACATGGAAATGGAATTGCTGTCGATTTAAACACCGGTACAAGAGATCCAAATAACGTTGTTCAATTTGGTAAATTGAGAAATGATGTTTATAAATGGTTAGTAAAAAATTCCTGGAAGTTTGGATTTGTAAGAGCTGTTAAAAGTGAAGAGTGGCATTGGGAATATTACGGCGAAGCTGCAATAAAAGGTGGTCCATATTACAAAATCGGAAAAGGTGGTGGGTCTGCATTTAAGAAAGGAGAATCTAATTTCTATAGTGATTTAGGTGTAAATAATCTACAGTCACCTAATTATACTTAATTAGTAATATCTTTTGTTAGCTAATGGATTTTGTCCATTATCAGGCGTTGAAGAAGTTGCAATTAATAATAAATTATCTAATGCTTCGGTATAACTTGAACCGGTAGCTGTTATATTAACTTCTGGCATAGATGCTCTAAAATAATCAGCTGAGTAAGTAGGTAAAGAAACAGTAGCTCCTGATAAAAATTGAAGTTGAGTGCCATTAACTTGTGATGGTACATAAGAAATATTAACAAAATATTTAGGATCAGTCATAATAAAAAATTAGTTTTTATAATCTATATATTAAATTAAAAAACTAATTTTTTATGGAGTTGTTCCGGTTTGGCTATTTGAACTTCCTCCAGATTGGTCTGTATTTTGACCAGAAGTATTTTGTTTTTCCTCTTCTTTATCTTTTTTCTCTTTATCTTTCTTTTTATCAGTTGGTTGTTTAGGTGGTGTGAATACTACAACTGTTCCCACGAATCCTAGTGGATCTACCTCTGTTGTACCTTTTGTTTCACTTTCTTTAGCAGCCTTTTCTTTAGATTTATTAAGAGTTTTCTTTTGTCTTATTAATAAAAATACTTGTGAAGAATCTGTTCCTTCTGGTAAAGATGATAGTATATTTGACTCATATTTATCTTTATATTCTTGTTTAAGTCCATAGTAAGTATCTCCTTCGAATTCTGGTTTTCCAATTCCACCCGCTGTCAATGTAGTTCTTTTAGCAATCATACCACTATCCACCTTTTGATCAAATAATTCTCTTTGATTTGGTTCATTTTCGTCTTTAAAATATCCTTCTATTATAAGAGCTGCGATAACTTGTTTAGAACCTAATTTTTCTTCAATTATTTCTTTTGTTTCTGATATATTTTGTTGAATATTGTCGATTTTTTTATCAACTTTATCTTTAATATCTTTATATTTATCTTTAGCTTGTTTAATTTTACCTTTAGCGTATTTTTCGTATTTGTTCAATTTAGTTTCTTCTTCTGTACTTTCGGTTGATTTCTCATAATCTACTTTATCCGTAAGTGTATAGGTAAATAACTCTTTTTTACCCTCACTTAATTGTTTTTTACATAATTCCATAAACTCATCATAGTGATTTATGTTTTTAAAAACTTGAGATCCTTCTGAATAGTTAAAAACATACTGAGCGGTGGATGTATCCGATGATCTGTGAATATACATTGGAATACTTCCTTGTTCTATTGGTGAAGTGAAATCATATTTATTTCTTTTGTTATTTCTATGAACAGCACAATAATCAAATTTCAAACAAGGATGTTTTGTATCTTCTTGAAAATTTGACATTTTTATAACATTTAAATATTGACCGAGTGCTAACATTGCCACATTTTCGGGTAGTTTTTCTTCACCTGGTACTAATCCAGGAACTGTTGTAATATCATATTCTTTTAATGTCCAGTTACCTTTATCATCTATATAGAATACATTTAGTTGATCATCAAATACATTGGTAATCTTTTTAGTTTTGTTCCTAATACCAACTATATTAAGTAGATATTGGTCTTTAAAAACTCTATAGTCTTTTGATTCCATAAACTTTATCAGACTGTCAATTTTAGTATTTGAAGTCGGTGACGATAGAGGCTCTTCTTTTTTAATTGGTTTCTCTTCTGGTTTAGTCGGATCATCTGGTTTTTTTGTTTCAATTCCGGTCGCTGGATTAACTTCAGATGGTTTAGGAGTTTCTGTTTTTACCTCTTCTTTAGGATCTGTTTTGGTTTCTGTTGGCTCGGCTTTAAAATTTTCATCATATTTTGGTTTAGGACCTTCAACTGGCTTGAAATCCTCTTCTGTTTTTGTTGTAACTTTATTCTCTTCTTTAGTTGATACCCATTTATCTCCTTGTTGTGATTCATCTTGTCTTTTTTCAGTTTCGCCTTTTACTGTTGAGGTTTTATCATTATCAACTATATTTACGTGATGTGATAAAAATTTAGTATCTCTTAAAGCTTTATATTTTAAAAGAACTGCTAAAAAAGGTGGAGATGGCATACAAGGTGTGGGTGATAGTAAAGCTCCGCCAAATTGACCCATAAGATGATCGACAAACTCATCAAACCAAGTCATCCAGTTGTTTCCCAATACTGCTTGTTGATTAGCTGTTTTATCTCCAATATTTATAATTCTTTTATTGTCTTTAAGGTTTAAATTAATGGAGTTTTCCGTTATGTTAATGTTGTTATATTTGTGATCAATTTTAAGACCCTCGGATTCATTTACATATATTTGAGTTCTATGATCATAAAGTAAAGATTTCATAGAAAGATAGTCTTCATTTGAAAGTGATTTGATTTTATTTTCTAAATTAACATTATAGTGCTCTGAAAATATAAATTCCGGTTTATTTATATCACCTTGGTCAAATACAACAATCACAACCTTGCCTTTATCTGGTACTGAAAATTGATTACCGTTAAGATCTTTCCAAGGAGAAGCCCAAGGAATATCTTCAACTTCCATTTTTTCAAAGAAGTCTAAAACTCTAACCTTTAACCTACCGTGTTTATCTGGGTCTACATTTTCCTCTACTACACCTATATAGGTTTTACCTATTTCAGCTCTTTTTTTCATTGACCTCCGAATAATTTATTTGCCATAGATCCTCCTGCAAAATTCGCAACATCATTTTTTAGCGTTCCCATAGTGTCAAAAAAGTTACCAGAAGGTGGTATATTAGAAAGTAAGTTCTTTTGAACAGATCCTCCTACTTTATTAGAAAATGCTTTATCTAGAGTTTGATTAAGTAAGGTTTGTCTGATTGACGCTCCTTTTAATCCGGTTTCTTGTGACATTGTGTTAAAAAAAGTACTTGCTTTTCCTTTTGCTTGTGTTACTTTTGTTCCGATTCCGGTAACATCTACAACGAAATTGACTGCTTTTTTAAATGCTGGACTTGGTCCTTTAGAGAAAGCTTCCGACGTCAAACTATTTTGTTTTTCAGCTTTTTGTGCATTCTTTTCAGATTGAAGTTTAAAAACATCAAATGCCTCTGTAGCGACTCTAGATTGTGGTTCTCCGTATATTAATAGAACTTTAGGTTTTTCAACTCCTACTTGTTTATCGGTATTAGTATTTGATGTAAAAAATCTTGGTGTAGAAGAACCGCCCGATCCTGTTTTTCTAGCATCTCTAGCTCCTGCGTTTCCTATTTTCCAGATTGCTCCAGCATCGTATCCTACATATGTTCCCCATTCATAGTTTGATTGTGGTACAAATCTCTCCATTTTTAATGTTGAGTATTTAAAGTCAAAGTTTATAGAATAATTTTCTTGAGCAGCTGGTCCTTCTCCACCAACTGATACCTCATTTGGATGTGGCATTTTGTCAAAGTAAAATTGACATTCTTTTAGTGAATAAACATATCTACTTAGGTTATCTTTAACTTCTCTAACAGTTGGTCCTGATTTATTTACTCTCATAAAGTTTCTAAATTCGGAAATAATAATTTTACAATTAAATCTTAGTAAGTTATCAGGAACAATCATTTTACCTTGAGGTTTTGACCAATAAAGCAATTTATATAAATGTGCTAACGCACCAACACTAAGTGATACATCTTCATAAAAATCTAAACTTATAAAGTCATTTCTATAATCAGCAAAATATTTTAAAGTGTTGCCTTTATTTTGTTCTATTAAAAGATCTAATCCAGTGACTTTTTTCAGATAATATCCCATATATGCTAATCTACCCGGTTCATGAATATTCGAGTTAGAAGGTAACATTGCTGAATTTGGTTTTGCTTTTGTAAAAGCAATTTTCGTATCATCTATTGAATTTTGAAAAGCTACTTCTTGGTCAACTCTAAAAAGTTTTTTAAACTGATTTTTAAATTCTTCATAGACCGCAATTCTTTCTGTAAATTCATTTACGTTTGAATATTGTCTTAAAAAATCTAAAACCGATCCGTTTAAAAGTGGAGAACTACCCGCCTCAAAGATTATATCAAATCCAAAAAAGACAGGATCATTCAATTCCCAAGGTGTTCCTTTAAAGTTATCTAATCTAGCAGTGCTTCCTGAATCGGTAGGAAGTTCTAAGAATGCTTGTTCGTCTATTACTTGAAGTCCATTTCTAAAATAATCTCCTCGTAGATCTCCAAAAATTAGAGGAATATCTCTAAATGTGTAGGGTTTATCTTGAACATCTTTTTCACTTCTTTCAAAGTTTTTTGTCTTGTCCCATTTTGACATTGGAGTGGTTTTTGGAACACCAGTGTCTCCTTCTGTTCTTCTTAAATAATCAGCTTTAAGAATATGTCCTCTCCAGTCTTGAAATATATAACCACCGGCTGATGCTTTAGTGACTATATCATTTGGTAAAGTTTCACTTGTTGGATAAATTGATTCTGGTGGTAAAAATCCCCTTTTTCCGGCTTCTGCACTAAAAATACCATGTGGATAAGGACTCTCAACCGGATCCTTAATAAGTATTCCGTTTGGTCCATAGTTAGGAAATCCTCCGTTTTTTGCTAAATTTGTGTAGAAATCATAAGAAGCCCCATCAACTGCACTTTGTTTGTCTATCGGTGATGTGTAGGTAAGATAACTCCAGTCTAATTGTGGATTACCTGTTGCTGCATCTATCAAATAAGTAAGTGCTCCTTGGTGATTAGGATTATCAAAAATACTCATAGACTATATATTAAGTTTATGTCTTTTCTATGATTCATGAAAATCTTGTATCCATGCATTTACTCCGTTTATCCAACCATTTCTATAAACTGAATTTTTATTACCGGGTTGTGAAATATTTAGAAGAAACTGTGCTCTACAATCATATAAAGCTGATATCAATTCCGATTCTTTACCTTGGTCGTAGAGTTGATTTACATAATTTATATGAGCGTCTTTTATTTTACCAGATGTGAATTCTTTACTACCTTTCAATAGATTAAGTGCAGTATTTAAGTTTTTAATAGCACCGCCTGAACCACTACCCCAAGCAAGGTACGTGTAAAAGTAACCGGCGACTTTGCTTTTCATCTCTAATCCCCTGTTTGGTTTAACAAAGGTATCGTTCATTACTTTCCACCAGTCTTCATCACTCATTTCTAAAAATCTCTTCTGAAGTGATTCCGATCCATGTTCAGATGAATTTTTAACCCCAAATGCCGTTTTAAATACTAACCAAAGTATTCCTTTGTTTGTATGTATATTGTAAATTCTTCCTTTTGTGCTACTAGTACAGAGTGAATCATACTTTTTAGCATTTGGATGGTCTTTTTTACTGATAGGGCATACTGTTTTATCTTTATAACTTCGGTACGCACTATCACTAGTTCCATTTGCAACTCCTCCTTCTGCCTTTTTAACTCTTTTAATAAATGAAGCTTCTGTAATTTTAGGATTACCATATTTAAATTTAGTCAGTTTATATGTTTCACTTACTTTCACATCCCACGAGTTTCCAGAACCTTGTGTTTTTTGAAAAGATTTTCCTTGTAAAAATCCTTTTTTGGTTGGTTTAAGGCTATCTGAAGGAACTTCCGCTGGTGGATCTTCATTAGATGATGGTGGTGTGAAATCTAGCTGTTCTGGATTAGGTTCTGTAAGATCCACAGCTGCTGCTGTATTGGAGTTAAATTCTTCAACCACAACACTCTCAAAACTTTCCTCTGGTCCTGTAAATTCTGATTCCTTATATTCTTCTGATACTTCAAATGTAACTTCTTCTGGACCTGGATCAAATTCATCAACTATTTCAACTTCCTCTTTAGATATAATTTTGAGTTTTCCTAACTCAGCATTTACTAAATATCCTGTTGTTGTGACATCAAATTTATATTCGCCTTCTATTAATTTAGCAGATGTTCCACTCGATCCAGAAGTTCCTGATGTTGTAACATCTGTAGATGTTGATGATCCTGGAAAATTATCCATAAATAATATTACATCCTTTTCAATAAAAGGTTCTTTTCCAAAGCCTTCAACCCATTTACCAGTACCATCATAAAATAATTCAGCGGATTTTACTGATATCTTCTTTGTAGTCTCATCCCAAGTAAATCCGACAGTTTTTTCTCTTTTGATTATTGACTCACCATCTTTAAATACTTCGAATCCTATTTCCAGAGGTCTATCGCCTGGTTTAGCATTGGTAGGTGTAATTGTTGATATCCATTTTGCTACAACTGTTGGTTTTCCTTTATTCTCAGCAGGAGCTGTTTGAGTTTTTTTAGCCTCACAGGCCAATTCAAAACTTGCAGTAATTCCATATACTGTTTCAAATTCTTTTTTAAGTAATCTTATCAAATTTTCTTGAGAATCAATCACTTCAAGCTCATATTCAAATCCATCGTCATTTTTTGATAACTCAAAAGTCCTATTAGACTCAACTGGACCAATAGTAGATTTATCAACTACCGTTTTTGATTGTGGGTTGGTCCATGGTGTTGGAAGACCAGTTAAAGTTGCTTTTCCTACTGAACTATATTCAATCAAAATAGATGACTGAGTACTGCCATTTACAGTGAAAGTGTATTCCTTTTCTCCCTTTTTTTGTACATCTAAAGTTAGATCACCTGAAATTTTCTTTTCATTATCATCTTTTGGTTTTTTTACTTTTAGATTATATTCCTGAGCCATTTATATTAATTCTTTTTTTCAATTATAGTTAATTTAGCATCAATATTATATTTATTAATAATTTCTTGTTTCAATATACCAACCATTCCATCAGCTAATTCCTGATAAGTTTCATCTGATTTTCCAAGAACTGCTGGAACTTGAGGTCCTTTTATCGGACCAATTGTTCCACCATCAGGAAATCCACTTAAAACACCAACAGCATTTCTTTTAGGACCTATGGCCTGAAATGTAATTTTTCCAGTAATCTTTTTATTACCTTCTGTTTCCGGAGTAGGAATTCCTAAGATATATTCTCTTTCTCCATTACTTACTTTATTCTCTGGTGAGTTAGTTACGGTTTGAGCCGGTTGTTTAGACTTATTTACCGCATCTTGTTCAGCTAATTTTGTAGCGTTTTCTTTTTGTTTTCCTTTTCCAGCTGGATCTGGTCCTGCAGTTCCTGTTCCATCAACTTCTTTACCACTTATTTCAAAAGTTGCTTTTGCTGTTACCGTACCATCTGCGTTATCAACATAAGTTGCTGATAATAATTTATTAGTGACCACTGAATCAGCTGACGTACCTGATGTTCCTGAAGTTCCACTTGTGGCAGAGGTTCCACTAGTTCCTGATGTACCAGAGGATCCGGGCGATGGTTGAGATTGTGGTCTTTGTTCTAACACAGAACCAGTCACTTCATTTCCATTTTCTTCTAATCTAGTAATTACAATTTGAAACTTTTTACCATCTTCTCCTTCAACATAATAAACTTCGTTAATAGCATAAGCACTGTTTGGTGGATCAAGTGGTTTTTCTTCGTTGCTATTTCCTTCTTTTGTTTCTGGCTTTGTTTCGTCTTTCTGTTCTTCTACCTCTTCTGGAAGCTTTGAAAGTTCTTTTCTAGCTACCACAATATTTTGTGTAAGCTTACCTCTTGACCAATTATAACTTATATCTACAACCATCCAGTCTCCGTTAAGTCTAACTTGTGATTTATCTGGTTCGGTAACGGTCGGAGCTGAATTAACAAAATAAATCTTAATTTTTTGAAATTTATATAAATTAAAATTACCGTTTGGTAACTCCATTTCGCATGATATTCTTGTTAAATTGTCAAAATTTACTTTGTTTTGAGTTGGTGAGTAAAGGTAATTTTTGTGTGAGTTTGACATATCAATTCTTCCTCCAAACTTAGTTCTAAAATTTTCTACTAAATCTTTTCCATCTGCTGGTTTTCCTTTTAATATAAGTTTATCATTACCAGTAGATGTTAATGAATTTACATCAAATATTAAAAATGATTTAGAAGCCGAATCGTAAAATTTTGTTATAGTAAATTGTCCTTTTGTTACAGATTTTTGAGTTGAGTTATTTTTAACTATCTCTTTGTGGAAAAAGAAACTTGAACTTCTTTGAGAGTCATCTTTGATAAGTATCATAGGCACTATCTTATCCGACTCTTCGGATTTTCTATCTACTTGAGAAAGACCTTTTGAGTCTAATCCAACATCTGTATTGTTATTTCTTGACCATTCTTTTTCTATATCAACATAATTGAAACAATAATAAAAATCGATATATCCCATAACAAATGAGTTATCCGAAATATAGGAATGTTCAACAATTTGACCTATAAATTCTCTCCATGTTTTTCCAGTATTAACCCATTTCATTTCATCTTGTGTGTCGTTGATATTAGAATTATATCCGAGCTCAAGCTCTTTAGCTATGTCTCTCATTACTTTAAAGGAAGTTCCTTTATATGCTTTATAGTTTATTTTATAGAAATCTTTAAGATCAATGCTTCCTGTTACTGTGTAATTTCCGCTTTTATTTTGTTGAAAATTAGTTAATTTGAACTTCATGTGTATAGACTTCAAATTTGGACTACCCGAATTTAGAAATATTTCAAATGTAGTATCATCTAATGGCATTCCGTCTCTTTTCATAAGACCGTTTGAGTCTGAAAAAACAACATTACAACAAGGAACTATACCATCGTGGAAAAGAGACATTTGAAGTATATCTCTTGATTCAATTTGATAGGTATTATACCAGAAAAGAGGGGTGTTTCCTAAACTTTGTAGATAATCCTGTGTCTGTAAATCTTTACTTCCAGCATCTAACTTTATTGGTCGAAGTTTATATGTAGTTTTGTCGATTTGTGCAATTATTGGTCTATTACCATCTGTCTTTTTTTCTTCTTCTCCTTTTGGCTCCTGTTGTTTAGGAGAAGGATCACCTTCAACTTTTATAGTAAATTCAGTTGGTTCGATATCTTCAGCTTCTGTTGTAACTGAGATGACGTATTCTCCTGGTTCGTCAAATTGAAGACCTTCGAATACCGCTTCTCCAAAAATTGTTTCTTTTTCTACCTCACCCATTAATTCACCTGGGCCGCTTTTCTTAACTAATTTTATTTTTGATATTTTTGTAGGACCCGGATCAGCGGCCGCTTTATTATTGTTATTTGCTGCATTTTCGGTTTTTTCGACATTTTGATCCGTAGTTGGTGGTTGATCACCGGATGTTCCTTGATCAGCTGATGAATCAACAGATGTAGTTTGAACTAAAACACCACTGTACTCTGGTAAATTTTTAGGAGAACCAGATGGGCCAATTTTCACACCAACAGTGCCTTCTTTTAGACCCGCTGATTTTGGTAAATTTGGATATTTTTGAGGCCATGTATGTTGAAAAAATATTTGTCTAAAACCACCTGGAAAATAAAGATCTATAACATCTGCTACTTTAGCACCTTTAATACCTACCGCAGCGTTGTATTCCTTTTTATAATTCGGATAAGCATGTGAAGCCGGTGGAGATTTTTTTGGATATCCTCCAGATGCACCACCCCAAGATGAAAACCCAACATAAGCATTTCCATCTGGAGATTCTTCAATCGTGAATTCCCAATCAACTTTATAATTTACAGGATCAACCGTGAATTTTACCGATGTTATACAAGGATTTAGGTTGTATTTTTTATAAAATGATTGTAAAGCTGTTGGAATTTTACCTTTACCAATACTTCCAAATTGGATCCATCCATGAAGATTAGCCCAAGTACCATCTCCCGAACCAAACTTATGCATTCCATCCCAGTTGCCTTTACCTGTTTTATGTGTTCCTGAAACTACTTCTTTAGCCATTAATTTATATATTAATGGACATGACTTTCATCAAAGATTTACTTTGATAACTTTATATGGATATTGTCTTTTTTGATAAAACTTTTCTCTTTCTTTAAAGTGTCTAAATAGTATATTTGACATATTATTAGAGTCAAATACATCAACTAAATCAAAAATATTTGCTTTCTTTTTTTCTGAGTGTAATCTAAGAGCTCTACCTATAGATTGAATAATAATTTGCTCAGATTTAAATGAGTCAGCAAATATGACATTAAATATTGCGTTGATAGAAACCCCAGTTGATAGTGTCCCATAAGAAGCAACTAAAACTTTAATGTTACCGTCTGTGAATTCCATTTGTTTCTTTATCTCTTCTCTTTTCTTACCAGATATCTCACCATCAATATAATAGTAATCTCTGCCTGGAAGATCCTTTTCTAACTTTTTAAGAATTTGCTGACCGTAATCAATTGTGTGAAATAATAAGAGTGTGTTTGAGTCACACTTTTCTACTATTTTTTTAATAAAATCTAGTCTTTTTTCAGAAACATGTATGTAGGCTTTTTCTAATTCAAATGCGTCTTTTCCGTTTCCACCTTTTTTGATAAGTTGAATTCTATCATCAAACTCTTTATCATTGTGATTCATTATCACTGCTCTAATTTCCATTGGTGTAATGATACCTTTTTCCTTTAACTCATTTGCAGACACCTCTGTTATTTTTGGACCCAATACTGCTTGAATTGTTAAAATTTCACAAGTGTCATCTTCTGGAAAAGTTCCAGAAACTCCAAATCTTGAATATGCATATTTAAACGTTTTTTGTAATATAGTTGTGATTGTTTTTGCTTTTGCACCGTGTGCTTCATCTGTTATAACTGTGTGAAATTGTTGAAAAAATTCTTTGGGCCATTTTTCAAGTGATTGATAAGTTCCTATATAAATGTTTGCGTCTTGTGTTCCGGAATGTTTTCTCGGTCTTTCTGACATAACTTCTTCAACTCTTAGATCACATGGTGAATATTTAGCGTCTGTATTTAAAATAGATTCTATTTTTTTTTCTCTCATCTCCGCTAAATTGTTTATTCCCCAATTATATTCCATAATGTTATCATAAAACTGTGTCACAAGTGTTATTGAAGGAACTATGATTAGAAATTTGGCAGTTGGATCAATATGTTTTAAAGTATAAAACATTACAATAGATATTATTAATGATTTACCACCGGATGTGGCAACTTCGGCCATACAATATCTATTTTTAAGTATCTTGTAAGCTGACTCAATTTGATGATCGTAAGGAGTGAAGTTAATCCATTCTCCTGACTTTGTTCTAACTTTATGAAATTTAAAAAACTCTTTACAAAACTCTTGAACACTCTCTAATGTCACTTCTCTATTAAGAGGGAATTCATCTTTGTTTTCTAATATGAAAGGCATATCTATTTCTTTGCATCCCTTCATAGCTTCTTTCCAGAGTCCTAAACTTACTCTTCCGTTTCTAAAATATGTTTGTTGTCCATTCCAAACACCCATTTTGAATGCAGGCATATATCTATAACCTTTCACATGTCTGGTTAGCCAAAGATTTAATTGATGGTATTCAATTCTTGTAGCTGACGTGACAACAATTTCTTCTGTCGATGTGTCATATCTAAATTTCATCTCATATTTATATATAAAATCATAGACTGTGTTTAAATTCCATAAAATTTTGAGGTTTTTTATAAGGGAAAAAACAAAATTTGATATATAATAAAAAAATAAACTTAAGTTATGTGGGAATCAATTAAGAAATTATTTGGTTTTGGTAAAAAAGAAGAGGTAGTTACTCCAGTATTTGTTGGTGAAACTGAACCAAAAGTAGCGAAAGTTGCTGAGGTAAAAGTTGAAACTCCTAAAGTTGAAACTCCTAAAAAACCTAAAGCTCCTAAAGCTAAACCAGCTAAATCTGATGCTAAACCGGTAGAAAAGGTTACAGCTAAAGAAATTAAAGCTAAGGTGAAAAAAGAAGCTCCTAAATCTGAAGAGAAGAAAGCTTCTAAGCCTCGTAAGCCAAAATCTAAACAGTAATTTTATTACCAAAAATTAACCCACTCAATCGAGTGGGTTTTTTTTATTTTCGCTTAGTTATGATTTCGTCAATCATTCCGTATTTTTTAGCATCTGAAGCAGACATCCAATAATCACGGTCTCCGTCTTTATAAACCCTATCATAATTCTGTCCTGTTTTATCTGATATTATCTCATAAAGTTCTTTTTTAAGTGCATTCATTTCTTTTGCTTCGATTTCAACATCCGAAGCTTGTTGCATCCAACCACCGTAAGTCAAAGGTTGATGAATCATTGTTCTACTTCTTTTTAAAGCTTTTCTTTTACCTTTATCACCAGAGCAAAGAATCACCGCTGCCATTGATGCTGCTAATCCTGTATTAACCGTTGATATATCGCAGTTAATAAAATCCATAACATCTAAAAGACCCATTCCTGAATAAACTGATCCACCTGGTGAGTCAATATAAATTGAGATATCTTCATCATTTTCACTATCTAAGTAAAGTAGTTGTGCTTTTATTATATTACAAACTTCTGAATCAATTTCATCAGACAGGAAAATTATTCTTTCATCCAATAATTTAGAAAAAATATCAACCGGAAGGCCATTTGATTCTAGTAAATGAGATGTAGTATTTTTCTTTTGAATTTTTCTGAAATAGTCTTGTTGAAAAGAACTTGATATTGATTGACTAAGTAGAAATTTGTTTAAATCTTTTTGCATAAATAAACTTTTTGTTTTTTTACTAATTTTTAAGGTAAAAGTTTTAGATACAAAAGCGGTTTTAATTTTTAATATATACAAGAAAAAATTATAAAATATGAAAACTAGTGTTGAAATAAGTGGATATACTATATCAATTGAAGAAGCTGATGGTGTAATATCTGTAAATGCTGTTAAAGAAGATGAGGTTGTTGAGGAATTTACAATCGAAGTTGAGGAGTCTGAAGGTCAAGGTGATTTTGATTCTGATTCGGAAATGGGTCAAGGTGAAGAAGAAGTGAAACCTTTTGGTGATTATGAAGAAGAAGGAGACTTTGATTCTGATGAATTTGATTCTGATGAAGAGGAATTCGGACAACAAGAAGATGAAGATTCAGATGATGAAGATTCAGATGATGAAGAAGGTGAATTTGAAGGTGGTCAAGAAGAAGATGAGGATGACGATGAAGAAGAGAGTGAAAAGCCAGCATTAGAATCTTTTCAATCTTTTATCAACAAAAAAAGAAAATAATCAATGATTAAAAAGTTTAATCAGTTTATTAAAGAATCTTCACAAGACGGTGTTTTATTATACTATGCTTTTGACTGGGATGATAATATTCTAAGAATGCCAACTATGATTCGATTGGAACAAAAGGTTGGAGAACAATGGATTCCAACTGATGTATCAACTGCAGAATTTGCAGAAGTAAGAAATGATAAACAAAACTGGAGATTTTTAAATCAGAGCGGTGATGAGGCTTTTGCTAACTTTAGAGATACTGGTCCTAAGGGAGGTGAAGTTTTTTTAGAAGATGTCAAAATTGCTGTTTCTTCAGGAAGATTCGCTCCGGCTTGGGAAGATTTTTTAGAGTGTCTTTCCAATGGATCACTTTTTGCTATTATAACGGCTCGTGGTCATGAATCCGAAACAATGAGAAGAGGTGTTGAGTGGATTATTGATAATGTATTGACCGAAGAACAACTATATAATATGTACAATAATCTATTAAAGTTCTCCTATTTTTATGATATATCTACAGGGTCAGATAGAATACTAAGAGGAGTTCCTTCACAAAATGAATTATTTAAGTTATACTTAGATAATTGTGATTTTGTGGGTGTTTCTGCCCCGTCGAGAGGCGGAACTCCAGATAATCCCGAAAAAGCTAAAGAAGAAACTTTGTTACAATTTAAGTCAAAGATAGATAGATTTGCGGGTCAATTAGGTATGAAAGCGATGATTGGGTTTTCTGACGATGATTTAGGAAACGTATCTCACATCGAAGATTTAGCTGATAAGTTAAATCATGAGGAGTTTCCTAACATAATTAAGTTTGTAGTTAAAGGTACAAAAGATCCAGAAAATATTACAAAGAAAGTAACAATGATGGGTGGTGTTACCGAAACCTCAAATCAAACTCCTGGACTTGAAAATTCGGTTTTAACAGCTACTCAATTTGGAAATATGACAAGTAGATTAAATCCAAGTGGTCCTTTAAATAGACAAGACGACTTTTTTAACCAATTTCAAAATCAAGTCAAATATTTGTCAAAAACATCAAAAGAAATATTAAAAAATAAAAAAAGAAAGTCCTCTAAATAAGAGGACTTTTTTATTTATCAGTTATTTTATTTATCTTTAAATCTCTCTCAATTGCTTGTTCATTTTGGAAATACCAAGCTCTAAAATCACAAGCATAATAAATGAATTCTTTTACCGACCCGTCTTCGTTTGTTTCTGCCTGACAAGTGCTTCCAAACATAAATTGGTTAAAACTTTCTCTCCACTCTATTGGTATTTGAGACTCTCTCACATCAACATTGGCTTCGTATAATTCTTTTAGTGTCATAATAAACAAATATACTTATTTTATATTAAAACTCCTAATAGTTTTCATAATATATCATGTGATGGATAAGATTTATATAAAAAATATAATTCAATCAGTGTTAAATAAAGAATTTTCTTCCAAAGGAAGAAGAAAGTTAATTGAATATACTGATAGATTAAACGTTTGCTGTCCATATTGTGGTGACGGTAAATCAGAATTTAAAAAAAGAGGAAATCTATATCTTAATCGTCTTATTTATATTTGTTTTAATTGTGATAAAAAAACAACTTTAGATAAGTTTTGTAAAGATTTTAACGAGCAAATTGATCCTGATAAAAAGTTGGAAATGATAGAACACTTAAACAGTGTTATGACTTATTCTGATTATGAAGGTGACTTTGTTGATGCTAAATTCGATGACCTTATAGACTTATCTGAATTAGAAAGAGTTTTTTCTCAAGATTTAACACCTATTTCTGATTTTAAGCCAATTCAAGTAAATGGCGGAGTTTATAAATATCTAATAGGTAGAGGAATACCAGCCGAGTTTCATAAAAATATCTATCAAGCAAAGTTTTGGAAAAATGAAGATGAACATGAATGGATAATTGTTATGTTAAATCGCAGAGATGATAAAGTATTGGGTCTTCAAATAAGAAACTTAAAAGAAGGAAAACGCAGAATGTTTAAAATTTATAACTATGAAAACCTTATTGAATGGATTAATTTAGGAAAAGATACAGATAGTGAATTGGATATAAATCAATTAGTTGTCTATAATAAACTATCCTATTATTTTAATATTTTAAATATTAATTTTGGTGATACAATAACGGTATTTGAGGGTTATTTGGACTCATTGTTTTTTCCTAATTCTATTGGACTAGTTGGTGTAAATACCGACTATAGATTTTTAGAAAATAATGATTTAGATATTCAATATTTTTTTGATAATGATGAAGCTGGTTACAAAAAGTCTGAAGAAAAAATTAAAGAGGGATATCCTGTTTTTTTATGGAAAAAACTTTTTGAAGATATAGTAGAAAAGAAAAAAGTAGATGATCCTTATGCTTTACTTCATAGAATTTCTAAAGTTAAAGATATTAATAAATTATCTACATTAGTTGATAATCCACATAAAAAATTAGAATTGAATAATTTCTTTTCTAAAGATGTTTTAGATTTAAAATGGATTCCGAAATTTAAAAGGAAAAAAAATAAAATAGAAGAGATTGATTATAATAAAAAATTTGACGGTCTAAAATATCTTTAAATGAAGTGTTTTAATTTATATTCGTTTTTTATTGATAAATAGTATTTAAAATCTAAATTTCCTCTTTCATTGTTACAGTCTTTACAACAGACAACTAAATTAACTTGAGCATTGTTACCTCCTTCAGAAATAGGAATAATATGGTCAGCTGTCGCATTATCCATTGTTAGTTTAGTATCACAGTAAAGGCACTTAGCGTCTTCGTTTTGCTCAACAAATTCTTTTGCAAAACCTGAAGTTCTTCTTCTTACATTTTTCCCATTATACTTCAATCCAACAACTACAAAATCTTCTAAAACTTTGAATTTTCTTCTAAAAATCTCAACGGATTTGTAGTTTTTGTTTATTTTAACAGCTGCTATAATAAGGTATTTCCACCTTTTGTAAGTTTTCTTATCAACTGATAAAAAATGTGAATCTTTTGATGTCGATAAAAACTTTAAAACTTTTATTAGTCTCATCAGAGTTATATATTGACAAAATTGACTTTCCCTAAGGAATATATAAAAGAAAAAATAATCACTATGGCAAACAAAAAAGAAGTAGAACCATCTACAGAAACTGGAAAAAAATTGTTTTTTGGATGGGGAAATATCAAATGGGGAATTAAAGAATTAATAAAGATCTATTCAGCGAAAGACTCTTATTTTTCAAAGAAAAGAATTGAGTCTGGAGCGGCTTTTCTTATCGCTCAATGGGGTATGATATTTTTTCTTTTAGAAAAACATTCAACATTAACTATGGGTGAATTCTTACTTTGGGCGGCGGCTGAATTTGCAGTCTCTGGTTATATCATTAACAAGATTCAGAAAGAAAAACAGGTTGAACAATAAAAAATTATTCACAAAAAAAAGACCATCAAATTTGATGGTCTTTTTTTATTTCTAATTTTGTATATGCGTCGCATTTAGTATGTTTAGAAGTTTTACAAGATATTGTAATTGTGCTTAAGATTGCGATTAATATTATTTTTTTCATCTTTTGTTTTTTCTTCTAGTACTTTTGTAACTTTTTGATTCAAATTGCTCGCCAGAGTCGATAATTTCTTCATCTTTTAAAGATGTCATTTCATCTTTGACTTCTTGTTTTTGTCCAGAAGCTGTTGATTGACTTCCTAAGTTAGCTAAAACATCTTCCGGTGTGGTAAAATATTTTTTTACACCTTTGATATGATATTTTTCTGTTTCTGCTGGAAATGTTACCTCTTTTCCATCAATTACAACTGATTTTTGACCAGGTGTGAAATCAACTCCAGCAGCATCTGCTAAAGTTTGAAGTGCTATTTCATATTTATCAGTAGCTACTTCTTCTTCTTCACCTTCAAACTCTGCTTCCATTTCGGATGGTCGATTGATAGGTGGTCTTCCACCTAAAGACGGTAGATCTCTTACAGGAGCTTCTAATTCAGGTTCCATTCCTAAATCTTCGTTTAATTTACCTTTTACAAATTGATTATATCTTTTAATCATTTTAATTTTTATTTTTTTGTATATATAAAATTTTGAAATTAATCTTTTTGTTCTAATTCAGAAACAACATAATCTAAAAAAGAGTCTAATTCATACTCCAGTCCATTACAAAACTCAAATACGTCATAATTATCTTGAGATTTTGAATCTTTTTGTATTGAATAGAAATCTGGAGATATCTGTCCATTCTCAAAGACAACTATTCTTCCTTCCAATCTTCCTTCAATTCTTTTACCATTTGGCCAAACTAAATCTGGAACATAAAGTGTTCCTATATAGTGTAATTCATCACCATAGTCTTCGCAATAATCAAACTCAAATTTAAAAAAACCATTATCGTCTTCAAATGTATTTTCAGTTTCTGATTTTGCCAATTTATCATGTAATTCTTCTTCTTTGCCTATTTTATGTGAGTCTAAAAATTCTTTTTCTAATGGAGTAAGCGATTTTATTCCATACTTAGAAATTTTATCTAAGATGTCATCCGTTCTTTCTTTGGATGTATATCCTTCATATCTCATTAAGTGCTTCATAGTATGTTTATCACTTCTCATTAAGGTATATATTTAGTTTGAAACCCTTGTTTTTCCTATCTTCCAGGCTCCTTTATCAACTCCTGATATCGGAATATATGGATGCTCAGGAAAGTTTTTGTTTATAACTTTTTCTTTTATAATTTGAAATAAAACTCCTGGTTCCGTGCCATCTAATTGATATATTGCGATGTAACTATTTTCAATATCTTGATTTTTAAATTTTTTTACTACTTCATCATTTAGAACCGAGTTAATCTTTGATTGTCTTTCCCAGGATTTAACTTCTTTTACCCAACTATCTATAAAACAAAAGATGAATCCGCTGGATCCATCTTTAGGATGATTCATAATAACATCTAAATCGATTCCATTAAAAAACGAAACCATTTTATCATCAACTTTTATAGTCTCAATTAAAGTCATCGAAAATATCATCTATTTTTTTATCTCTTATTTCTGTTTTCATAAGTTCTATTATCATATCATTGAAAGTTTCATCATTTTCTATTCTAACTTTAAAATCATCAAAAGATGTTTTACTTATTTTTAAAAGAGACCATTTACCCCTACTTATTTGTGATTCATTTAATCTCCAATCTAAATAAGTTACATATTCTTTATATAATTCTTCATTTTTCATAAATTATATATCAATACTTAATATATACCCCTATGAATCGAATAAAGAAATGGTCTAGTTTTTATGAGTCTTTACAAACTCCTTTAACAGAGATTGAAAAAGATGAAATTGGAACAGCATTAATATTCGCTTGTAGAAGCGTGTGGGGTTATATAAATACTTATTTTGTAAGTAATCATGGATTAAAAATTAGGGGTGAAATTTTGAGATTATCAAAAAATAATAGACTTCTAATTGATTATGTTAATAGTATCTCGCCTTCAAATACAATTTTTGATTTAGTTGAGTGGATTTCAAAAAATCAAAACGAACTATATCATCCAAATGGTCAATATTTCGATAAAGTAATTAAAATATTGACCAATTCTTATAATCGTGGTAGAAGTTTAGAAGAAAAAGCTAAAGATGTTTTAATTGAATATTTTGACTCCACTGGTGTTGTAATTAATCCCTTTAAACCAAAAAGAGAAAGAGACGAACAAGGTTATGATTTATTTTGGAAAATAAACCAAGGTATTGAATCCGCTCAAATTAAAACTTTAGATAATTTCTCAACGGGTAAGACTAGAGACTTTATTCGATGTAAAGGTCATTTGAAAAAACTTGTTACTAACTATTTAGTTGCTATCAATGATTTTGAGTGTTATATTTATAAAACCTATAACCATCAATTTACATCTGAATACTTTAGTTTTCCTAAATCTAATTTACTTTATCATAAAGTTTTTTAAAAACCTTTTCCAAATCCGCTAAAAATATCCATAACAACTGATAATCTTTTGGTTATTTCTGGCATTCCTAATGGTTCTATAATTGAATTTACCGGAGAAAGAATAGACTTCTCAAATTGTTCATCAAAGTCTATTTGTGGAGCAAATTCCATAGGAAAAGAACCCCTAATATAAGCAAACATATCAGTTATTGATTTATCTTTACAAACATAGTACTTAATTTTAGTTCCGGATTTAATAAACTCATACTTTTGTTGCATTTCTTTGTCTTTAGATAGTAAGTAATTGTAATGAGCGGCAGATTTAACAGCGAAGTGAGCTCCTGAAACAAATTGCAATGGTAGTGTCTTATCATTTAAAACCTTAACATCATAATTTGAACAAGACGACTGCATTGCAATATCATCAATATCTGCTAGTTCAAATTCTTTTCTCAGATTTTTTACTAATTTTAATAACTCTTTAATGTTAAAAGTGTCTGGGTGTGAAAAAAGATACTTAACGATTCCTACAATCTTGTCTCTAGCAAAAGCTGGAGTAGAAGAACGAACTAGTTCAACGCCTTTTGGATAAAGATAAGTTAGTCTATCATATGGTATGCCATCTTCAAAAAGAATATGTTGGATGTATTTCTTTTTAGCAATGTTAATAATTGATTCAGAAATTCTTTCAAGTTCAAAGTCTTCTTTATTTTCGACACCAAATGAAGAGGCGTAGTCTTCGAGACACTTTTTAAAATAACCAGCATATCTAAACTGGTCTATTCCTTGAATATAATCGGTTTCATTTGACCAGTTCCATCTGATTTCTGATGTCAAAACTCCATTGTCTATTAGTGAGTTTAGTTTTCTATCCTTTACTAGATTACCATCTATTAATAAAATATCATAGGGTAAATTTAGATTTTTTTCTAAATCTGCAACTTTATTGAAAATTCCTAAACAATTTATAGAATTTGTTTTAAAATCTTCGTTAGTGGTGAGTAGTAAAAATTTTTTTTCAAAATTAGTAAGATAATCTTCATTAAAAATTAAATTTTGCCACTCTGAGTGGTCAATTGCTGGTTTAAATGTAACAAATAGTGAATCGGTGTCAGCATATATAGAAACTGGTTTATCTTTATCTATTGGTGTTACATTTTTTATTCCTAACTTGTAGTGTAGTTCGTGGTCTGAATGCCATTGTTTGTACCAATAGTCTTCATTTACTTTATCCATCGTTCTAGTTAAATCTCGACCTTGTGCTGTGATTGTACCAGCGACATGGTTGTTATAAAGAATAAAATAAGAAGTTGCAAAAGCACCGTATGATCCATTTAATACAAGTTTAAGAGCTAGTTGTAATGCGTTATAATAATCAACTTCTTTTTTTAAGTCCGAAGCCTTTTTTTTGAGTAATTCAATTTTTTTGATTTTCTCTTCTTTAGTCATAAATTTTATATTACAATAACCAAAAAAGTTTTTTTGAAAAAAAATCGATTTTAAAGTCAATATATATGAAAAAATAACGGTGTTTAATGGGTACAGTAAAAATTTCAGAAAACAAAATCACAATCAAAAAAAATGGAGTAGTAGAAGTCTATGTAAGAACTTTTAATTTAAGTTCAAATACTTGGATAGTTTATAATGGGTATATTTATGAACTTGAAAGTAGTGACGAAGAGGTATTTTAAATTACTTCTTTTTTGTTTTCATCATCATCAACCATTTACCTCCTTCTAATTTAGGCATACTTTCAGGAATTCCAAACTCTTCAACTAGTTGTGTGAATTTAAGCATTACTAATTCACCTCTTTCAGGATTTGCTTTTTGACGACCTTTAAGTGAAATAACAACTTTTACTTTATCACCGTCTTTTAAAAACTCTCTGCCTTTTTTTGCCTTTGTTTCAAGATCGTGATCTGAAATATTTACAGATAGTTGAATTTCTTTGAGTTGAGATTTATTGGCAATCTTCTTTTTTTCTTTTTCTGTCTTTTCTAATACATATAAGAATTTATTATAGTCTTCTATTCTAACAATTGGTGGATTTTGAGATTCGTTAATTAGGATTAAATCTTTTTCCTCTGAGTTTGCAATTTTTTGTGCTTCAGATGTAGAGATAACAAAAGGCTCTCCCCGACCAACCAATCTTACTTCAGGAAAATTAAGTTCTGAATTTATTTTGTGTTTTCTTTTTATTTCGGGTCTTTTTCTAAAATTGTTGTTTCTCATTTATTACTTTTATTTCAATTAGAGGTTGTGTCAATTATTATTTGTGGAACACTATCTATTTTTTGCGGAATCACTGTATCCTTTTTTTCCAGAATTATTTTTTTATTATTTATTAAATTTTTTGGCTTCTGAATTGTTTGAATTTTTACTTTATTAATAGAGTCTAATTTTTCTTTTAAATCTCTGATTATAGTTTCTTTTTCAAGAACATCCATATTCAAAGATTCAACTTCATATCGGTGAGATTCTATTTCTGAATAATTGAGTCTTATCCAATATACTAAAGCAAGCGATGTTATTATGAGTATTGATATTTTTCTTTTTAATTTCCAGATTTGTCGGTCTTTTGGTAGCATAGTTATATTTTTAGCTAATATAATAAAAAATATTAATCGTCGGAAAAATCTTGTTCAAAGGATAGCATCAAATTAGAATTTTCTTCTTGGATTAACATAAAATTATCAAAAATGCTAAATTCTATATCTTTTGAATCAGTTATACATGATAAAAATCTTTTATTTAGCATTAAATTAGAATTTCTATCATCATCAATTGAGTCTATTTCTAATTCCCATGCCGCCTTTTCGGAAAAAATTACTCGACCGTTATCAATATTTATATTGATAATTCTATCAGAATTTATATTTGATAGTTTTTTTACATCAGAGAAATCACATTGTGAAATTTTAAAAGACCATATTCTTTTTTTGATATCAAGATTGTTTCTTAGTGTAGTTTTATTAATATCCCTTAATTCATAATGTTCTCCTGCTAACCAATTTACTTTTAATTTTCCACCCACAACTTGCATTGAACGAGCATTCATTATATTATCATCATCGTTTGATTCTTTGTAAGTATATTCGATTGTAACTTTGTCAGATGAAGTCAAAAAATTTAAGTTTTTAACAAATTTTTTAGCATTTACTATAATAATATCTAAAGTAAAATCGAATTCATCAAAATTGAAGAAGTCATCAGTTTTTAACAAAAAATTTTTAAAAGCCAACATAACATTTCCTCCAAGAATAGAGTACATAAGAATATTATCTGAATCTATTTTGAGTTTTATAGTATCTTCGATTTTAGTAAGATCTTCTAATCTCTCAATGAATTCAGAAATTTTATCTGATTTAAATACGAATTTAATCTTATTAGCCATATAAACATGATATTATAAAGAAATGAATTTGTTTATTTAATATATATCGATATGAAAAAAATAAAATTATTCAGAGAGTTCATTGAAAATAGCGACAATGTTATTGATGCTAAGATGCAAGAATTAAAAGACCTTATCGATGGTCTTTCTGATAATAGTATCATTTATGAGTGGGAAAATAAGTCTGATCACGAGGTGGTTGTAAATTTTACAAAAGATGATTTATCTATAAGGTATGAATTTGATATAGATCAAATGTATGTAGCAAAGTTTGTTGGTGATACTACTGATTTTCAAACTTATGTGGATTCTATTGATGAAGGGCTAGATATTATTGAAAAAGACATTCAAGGAATTTTGGGAATATCCGAAAGAGTTAAAGCACAAAAGTATAAAGGCCGTAAAATTCCAGGAAAATATTTAACTAAAAATCCTGGTAAAATGAAGAAAGAAATTGACACATTTAGAGGAAAAAAAGAGTATAAAAAAGACTGGGATGCTGATTACTCGTCTGGTAAAGGAGGTGAGGGTAAAAGAGTTAAAACTAAAAAATCAGCAGCAACTAAAGCATACCAAAAAATGTTTGGAAATAAATAAAAAAATTAAATATATGAGATACTTAAAAACATTTGAGAGTTTTAGAGAACCATTAAATAGAGAAGAAATGATTGAGACTCTTTCTTCAACATCTACATTCGAAAGAGAAGAACTTGAGGCAATGACTGATGATGAATTAGAGGAGTTATTCCATTCCTTAGAAACCGAAGATTGGATATCTGAATTAGACAGAGAATCTACTAGTGATGAAAATTGGATAGGAGGACCTTACAACCCAAGAGAGGAAGAAGAAGGTGATTATTACGAGTCTTATACATTTGAGGATTTTACACATGCTGATATGGAAGATGTTAGAGAACTTTTAGAAATGGGTCTTACTGAAGATCAAATTGCAATTGAGTTGGATTTGGAAGTTTATGTTGTTAAACAAATTATCGATACTATAAATAAACATGGTAGTGTTTCTGATGAATTAGAAGGATTGGATGAATCTAAAAAGTCTGGAGTAACCGCTTCTCTTAAAAAGAAATCAAAAGCTTCTGGAATTCCTGTTGGTATTTTAAGAAAAGTTTTTTCTAAAGGAATGCAAGCTTGGAATGCTGGTCATAGACCAGGGGTTGCTCAACATCAATGGGGAATGGGTAGAGTTAATTCATTCATTACTGGCGCTGGTGGAGCAAGAAAAGCAGACGCTGATTTATGGACAAAAGCAAAAGCTGCTAAAGCAAGAAAGAAGAAAAGAAAGAAGTAATCTATAAAATAGGTTTTACATATTCTTCTATAATCTTCTGAACTTCTTTTAGTTTTTTACGAGTTGTTTTTACATCTAGTTGAATTCTCCAATTTCTAACTAAGATGTCATCATCTTCTGGAATCTCCTCAATATGTATTTCAATATCATTTCTAATTTCTATCGGAGTAAATAGGTCTTTATTTAATCTCATTTGATCCTCGTCAAACGACATTCTACCGCCAATCCATTCAATTACATACTCACCATCTTCATTTGATTCAAAAATGTGACCCGATGAAAATATAAGAACCTTGTTTTTGACTCCAGCAAACTCTGATTCAATGTTCCAATCTTTGTTTAATTTAAATTTAGGATATTCCATGTATAGAAAATAATATATACGATTATATGATAACAAAATACGATGGTTTTATATTAGAAAAACTAAAGTTTGAAATCTTTTCTCTTTTAGAAGGTCGAGTTTATAGCACGACTGATTTTTTATTTAAATTAAAATCATTAGTAAAACAACCAGGTAAAGTAGGTGAAATTGCCGATCAAATATTAGATATAATAGAGAGTGAGCAGTATTTCCCAGATGATAAAATTAAACAAAACTATTTTGATTTAGTTGATTCTGAAGATATGGTTGGGTTTATAAATCAATCAAAGGTAAATTCTAAAAAAGATGAAATTTATGATAATCCTAATTTTCCTTATACAATGCCCGGCAGAGGTGAGGTAAAAATTGGTAAAATTGTAAATTATATTTGTTCTTTAAGAGGAATTAACGTGAGTGATTCTGATAGAGAGTCTTTTGTAAATTCTTGGAAAGCTTCTACGGAAGTATCAACGATTCAATTCAAATTAGTATCTGGTGAAGATATTGCAAAATATTATGATGAAAATAAATATTACAGTCGAAAAGGAACTTTAGGAAGTTCTTGTATGAGAGATGAAGGTAAAAGAACTTTTAAGATTTATACTGAAAATCCAGATAAAGTAAAACTTCTTATTTATGTTGATTCTGATGATAAAATTCATGGAAGAGCTCTTGTCTGGAAGGTTAAAAAATCACCTTGTGATTCTAAATACTTTATGGATAGAGTTTATGCTAACCGAGATTCGGATGTTAATAGATTTAAACAATTTGCGGATACAGAAGGTTGGTTTTATAAGAAAGTTATTTCATCACATGATAGTGATAGCGTTCGTTTCATTTATAAAGGCGAAGAAGTATCCGGTGAAGTTAAATTAAAGTTAAAAGGCGACTTTAATATGTATCCTTATGTTGATACTATGTGTTTTTTAAGTAAAGATAAAGATAGTTTGTCTAATTTATCTGACAAAAATTGTTATTACTTACATAGTGTTTATGGTGAAAGAGAAAGATGTGAAGATTGTGAAGGTGATGTTATCACAACAAACTGGGACGGTGATAAAGTGTTATGTTCTGAATGTTCATCAGGTCACCAAGCTCTAAAAGATCTGCGTATCGAAACTAAATGGAATAAAAAAGTCGATTAACGACCTAAATAATTCATCAATTCAATCATATTCTTAATTGAATAACTTAAACTTTCTAGATTCTTTGTGGTGTCTCTTAAGAATTCGATATAAGATTCAATAAGTTCAAGACTTCTATCATTTTCAGCTAAATGGCCATCAATTAAGATTCCTTTTTCTCCTAGGTTTGTTTTAACACCAAATCCTGTTGCATAAAATATAAATTTATCTTGTCTAAGTCTCTTAATCTTAGTTGTTTCTTTACTGCGTTTATTTAAGAAGAAATTAATTTGTTCGCTGATTGCTTGTCTATAAGACAGAGCCGATGATTGAGCTTCCATTATGTCCTTCGCGGAGGAAGGATTGGTTAAATCAACTCTTATTATTTTAAAGAGTGGTTCTACATTTTTGTTCCACTCGGATCTTTTGTCATTAAAGAACTCTTCTAATTTATCGTTAGTTTCTTTAACTTTACCAATCCTATCGAATTCATCTTGGTTATACGGATTCATCTTCTTTAAATATTTTTTTCATTTGTAATTCTCTATATAAATTTTTATTATAACACTCATTAAGTGTTTTTTCAAAAACATCAACCACTCTTTCTTCTAAATTTTCATTTACAACGCTTTCTAATATTTTAGACCATTTTTCTAAAAGTATTTTGTCTTCAACAATAAGAGGGTGGTTTTCGTATCCTCCAAATATTTCTATACATCCGTTTCTATTATCAAATATAACTTCCATATTTTCTCTATATTGATATAACTGAGTTGATTTTTTTATTGGATCTTCATCGACTACAAAAGTTATGTAGTAGAATCTAAATCCATATTTCATTTTTTTTGATACTGAGATTCTTTTGTCATCAATGTTGTCTAAAAAAAAATGTAAAAATTTATCTAACTTATCCATACTGTCTAAAGTATTATATTTATTGAGACTGAAAAAATCTCATAATGATTTTAGTAAAAATTTAGAAAATTGTTTTGATATATACTAAAAAAGAATAACTATTATGAACATAACAATTGATTTATTAAAATCAGTCCTATCAAAAAAGGGCTACAAATGGTATACCGACAGACCAAATTTAATCGGAGTAAGAGCAACATTAGATGTTCCGGATTCATTTAACGACTTTTTTTGTCTTGCTTATCAAATACCCAAAATGGCTGATAATTTAGACCTAAAAGGTAAACAACAATTTCTTAACTCTTATGGATTCAAAGGTGCTAATGGGAAAACGTTAGCTGAGGATGGAGTAGCTGGTAAAAATACCGATTTCGCTTTAGCTGAGTATAGTAAAGTCGCTGGTCAAGAAGTTATTAAAATATTTCCCAACACAACTAATCCGGGTGTTTATTGGCTAAATAACCCTATGAGTAAATTAGGAACAGCTATTCTTAAGCCAAATCAATGGGTTGATTGTTGGTCTTTAGGATTTCACCAACAAAAAACAGACCACAGAGCTTTGGTTCAAACCGGAAAAGTTACGGTTTATAGAGATTCAAATAAGGATAACAATTATCAGTTGAATGAATCAAAAGTTGAGACTGGATTATTTGGTATTAATATTCACGGATCTAATAAAGCTGGTTCATCTGCAAAAATCGGTAAGTGGTCTGCTGGTTGTCAGGTATTTTCACATTGGCTTCATAAAGAAGAAGTTATGAATGTTTGTGAGAAGTTTAAAACTGTAACAAAAAACAAATTTACTTATACTCTTTTAGATGAAAAAGATTTATTCTAAAATAAAAAACCCAGTCATTTTGACTGGGTTTTTTTTATTTAAAGTTTCCAAAACTTTTTATATTTTTCATTTCATCTTCTAAATCTTTATTAGCCAAATGACTCTCGGTCTCTTCGTGTGATGGTTCATCATAATGATGATGTCCTTGGTCTTCAGATGGTACATCGTGACCAGCTAAGAAATTGAATACTTCCTCGATATCATCTTTAGATGTTGCAATATGATCTAATGCCCAGTTGTGACCATTTGATAATTTAGCATCAACTTCAGATTCATCCATTTCTAACATCTCATCAACTAATCTTTTAATTGTTTTTAAATTTCCAAAAAACATATAATTTTGTGTATTCTGGTGTTCTTTTAGTCCTTTAAGTGTTTTTGCTAAATTTAATTTTCTGTATTTTGCTAAATCATTTTTAGAAAGACCTTGTACTCCTTTTTTCTTAGGATCTTTGTCTTTTCCTTTTAGAGCCTCTAGTTCGGAGTCAATTTCTTTCTTTGAAATTTTTTCTCCTTCTTTTTTGTCCATAGATTTTCTTAAAGATCCTGGATTTTTGATAGCGTCTTTAATCCATTTTTCTCCTTTCTTCTCCTGAGTCATAGTGTTATTATTTATATAGTTTTCTTCCTCTGTTGCTCTACACATTTCTTCAAGTTCTTGATTTGAACATTCTTCGAGTTCGCTCATAGTATATCCACATCTGCAAAGAGCACTACACATTTCTTCTCTAGACATATAACTTTCAAATTTTTGAATAACTTTCATAATTTTGTTTTGTTTTTTGTATATATTATATTATTAAATCAGAATATTAACTACTTCAGGGTAGTATTTACTCATTTCTGGATTTTTATCAGAATAGTCTACTTTAGATATAACATATCTCATAGCGTTTAACCTACCAATCTTTTTATCATTTGAGTTAATAATAACCCAAGGAGACAATCTAGATGAAGTTTGTTGAAACATCTGTCTTTTAAAGTTTCCAATAACTTCCCATTTGTCTAATACTTTTGCGTCGTTTGGAGAGAACTTCCAATATTTAAGTGGTGATTTTTGTCTTAATTCAAATCTTTTAATTTGTTTATCTTGCGTAATTGAGAACCAGAATTTTATAAGTATCAAACCATTTCTGATTTGTTTTTCTTCCCAATCTATAACTTTATCCATAAAGTCTTGATATTGTTCTTCTGTGCAATATCCCATAGCTGGTTCAACAACTGCTCTATTGTACCAACTTCTATCAAAGAAAACTATTTCTCCTGAATTAGGCAAGTGTGTCTCATATCTTTGGAACCAATTGTTTTTTTCCTCATCAGTTGGAACACCTAGTGCTACAACTTTAAATCCTTTTGGATCCAAATATTCAACAAATCTTTTAATAGTTGATCCTTTACCTGCGGCATCTCTACCTTCAAATACAATTGCTACTTTTTTTCCGTTTGCCTTAACCCATTCTTGAAGTTTTAATAGTTCAACCTGTAATTGATATTTTTCAGATTCATATTGTCTTCTTCCTAAAATTGAACCTTCTCCTTCAAATTGGTCAAAATGATCTTCAGTTTTTCCTGTCTGATGTAATTGGTCAATTCTTACTTCTATTGACTTGTAGTAGTCATCAAAGGATTCTCTAACTTTTCTTTTAGTATTTCTTTTTTTAAGTTCTAATATTTGATTTAATTTTCTTAAAAATGCTTCTAAGTTTAATTCTTGAACAACTTCTTCTGTAAATTCATTAGTTAGTTCTCTTATCATTACTTTAATATCGATTGTTTCGAATTCTTTATACTCTACTTTATTCGTTGTTAAATTATAATTGATGTTTGATAGAATAAATGTTCGATACTCATTTAATCTAAAAAGTAAATTTCTTTTTAGAGTATCTACTGAAGGTTTATCCATGTCTTCAATCCATAATTCTTCTCTTATAAAGTTTGAAAATCTTTTTAACATGATTTATATATTAAAATTATAAATGAATTTATACTTTCTTATCAAAAAGGTAAAGATCATATACTGAATTACCCTTCACATTTTTAATACTTTTCAGTACTTTTCCTGTTATTGAGTCTAATACTTTGAATACTCCTAGATTTTGATTCTTATCTGTAGTAACTTTTACGGTGTTTCCTGGTTGGCCGAGAGCTCCTAAAATCGCTACATATTTAGTTCCATATACACTTTTAAGAAAAGATAATCTCAGTCCTTCTGTATCTTTTAAGTTATTAATATAGGAGTTTTCTAAGGCATTTTTCAAATCTAATTGAGTTCCGGTTTCTTTAACAACAATTGAAGCAAATTTTCTTTCCTCTGCTCCCATTTCCACTTCTTCTCTATTTTGAATTTTATTTTGATTCACTAAGTTTTGTTGGTTTCTTCTAATCTCATTAAAGTCAGCTCGTGTTATGATTCCACCACGCATTCCCTTATCATTCATATTATATCCAGAAGGAGGTAATCTATAAAAAGAACCTGTAAAGGTCATAGAAAGTATTCTATCTGTTCTAAAAAGTCTCCAAATTTTATTTATATGTCTTCTTTGAGATACTGACCATCCATTTAAATGCCATCCTCTTAGTAACGTTTTGCCTTTTGATGAGCGTCCTAAAACCATTGGATAAATTACTCTTTCGTGACCTGCAAAATGTTTGTCTTCTTCTCCCTTATAGTTAATTAAAAAGATCATTCCATACTTTATCGCCTTTGACATTAAATCATCTGAATATTTAATAGGTTTATTAATTGGAATATTATTGATATCCTTTACATTCTTTAAGGAAAATCTTGGAATAAACTCTTGATTCTCTATCAAATCATAATGTTCTTTAATTACAAATTCTACAGGTTTTTTATTATAAAAGTCTTTTAATTGCTTTAAGTTCATGTAATTATATATTAATATATCATTCTCTAAATTCAATATGAAAAAATAATAAAAATAAAATTTATATATAGATAGTATGAAGTATATCAGGAAATTTGAAACTTTTGATTTTAGTCAAACGCTACCAGTCGCATCAAAGGCTGACTTAACACTTTATTATCATTGTGATGAGTGTAATGCTCTTTGGAAACAACTTAATCAAGAATCCAATGATTGTAAATTTTGCCAATCTAACGAAATTGAGGAGTTAAGTAAAGACGAGTGGTATGAAACTGTTGGTGATAGACTAGAAGAAGATGATTTTCAGGATTTAGAATCCGAGAGAGCTAAAGATGAAGATGACTTTATAGATTTATATAAATTAAATAAAGGAAATGTCAATTAATAATAGAGAAGACGCAAATAAATACTATCAATTAATTAATGGTTTGGTGGATGATTATATTGATAATCATAAAATTAGACCTTCTAGATTAAGTGCTTATCTTAAGCCAGGTGGTCAAAGATTTAATAAATTTTTAGAAAGAAATAAATTAAAAGATATTTCTGGTTCTGATAGAATTCTTAAAGATATTATAGAAGATAGAAAACATATGGAATCAGATGGTGTAATTACATTTGAATCATTTAATTTATTAGAATCTACCGAATGGAAAATATCAGATTTAAAGCAGTGTCTCTATAAGGGTATAGATAAAGCTGGAATAGAAATGGAGAAAATTTTAGCTGATTATTTTGATACTAATTTAAGCGCAATTGATGTTATAGATTCGGATAAACACAAATTTAAGATTGAAGATTGGAAGAATGACGATTGGAATATAATTATTTACTCAGAAGAAGAATTTGAAGTTATTAAACATAATATAATAGAACATATTGTTGATGAAATGTCTGAAAGAGAGATAGACATAATTGATGACCTCAAAATAAAATTTAATGATTTGGTAAAAAAGGATTTATTAGAGGAAAAATTGTCAGAAATTTTAAATAAAGATAAGTTATGTGATTTAATAAGTGTTTGTTTAGGGGATGAGTGGCAACATGATGGATTCAATAGAGGTCACTACATCTGGTTATCTTAAATCATGAAACATCATGATACTCTTACTATAAATTTTATTTTTAATGCTTTTGAATAATTAGATTTTTCTTTTTTAATATATAAAGAAAACTATATTTTGTAAATGGCTTTTGTTGGTACTTATTCTGTTCCGGGTCCTAGTGCTTCGATAACTCTTAGTTATCAATATTCTACTGTTGATGAATTGCTACTTCAAATTCCGAATAATACTGGTGGTGAAATTGGAGCGGGTGATGTCCGTGATGCGATTTATTCATTGTGGGCTAGATTAGATGGGTTTTCTTCGTCTGTCAGTGGTCTTACTGTTTCTTCTGCTTATATTGGATTAACGCCCTCCACTATAACTTCTCCAATTGGGGGTATTTTACCGGGAGCTACTTTCTCTGGTTCAGTTCAGGATGTTATTGATACTATGTTGTATCCTTATGTTTCACCTTCTACGGGTATAGGTCTTTTAAATGATAGGGAGTTTGGGTCTTCGATGAATGTTTCTTTGAATTGGAATGTGGTGCGTGGATCTAACAACATTACTTCTATACTAATTAATGGTTCTCCGGTTGTTCCAACTGGTTTAAGTCAATCTGGAGTCGCTACAGGTATTTTTACTACTCATAGTATGTCACCTGTAGGTCCTTCTGAGGTAAAGTATTTTTCTATGACCGCCTCGGATGCAATATCAAGTGCTAGTTCTACTCAGTCATTGACATTTATGAATCGAATTTATTGGGGAGATATTGTAGTTCCTTCGCAGCCCAATTTAACCACAAATCCAGGTTCCTCTTCATTAGTAACCGCAGTTTGTATTGATTCTACTATTAGAAATTTAACCGGTGCTGGTGCAAATGGACAAGCCTTTGGAAATATATTAAGTACAAATAAAAGTAGAACATATAATAATATTAATGGTGGTGGTAATTACTTAGTATTTGCTTGGCCTAGTACTGTATCACAATCAACTACCCCGGTTTTTACAGTAAATGGTATGATTAATACAGCATTTACTAATGTAAGGACCGCATCTCCGTTAGCTAACACTTTTGGGTTTATAACTAACTATGAGGTTTGGGTTAGTAATACTAGATATAATTCACCAGTAAATATAGTAATAACATAAAAATATAAATAAAAATTAGATGGCATTAAATACAGGAACATTAATTTCAGCAGCAATAAGACCAGTAGATAGTCTGGATACTATTGCTACTGCTTATGCTTCAGAGATTAAAGGGGGTCTTCATTCTTATGCTACAATCGCAGAGAGAAATTCTATTATATTTGAAAGAAGAGAATGGGGTATGATGGTTACTGTTTATAGTGATCCAACTCCGTCTAATAATAAAACTTATCAATTAACATATAATTATGTTTCTACTAACATTTTAGATGATTCAAATTGGAAAGAATTTTCTGGAGGTGTTTCTGGAGGTGGTGGAAATGAATGGATTGACTCTGTACTTTCTATTTCAAATATAGAACCTACTCCTTCTTCAGGGGATAGATACTTATTAGGAAATGCTCCTTCTGGAATTAATTGGTCTTCTTTTCAACCTGATAAAGTTGTTGAATGGAATTCAGTCACTAATCAATGGATTCAGACAACTCCTACGGATGGGATGTCGGTAAGAGTCGATGATGAAGATAATTCAATTTATAGATATGAAGGTGTTTTCCCAACAGGTGCTTGGGTTAAAGAAAAATTAAATCAAATTAGATCAATAGTAGCTACAACTGCGAATGGTTTATCCTATTCTGTTACTATGACACCTTCTATAGATCAGTATTATCCTGATGTGTTATTTTTGACACAGTTTGCTACCTCGAATATTGGATTGACTGTTTCGCTAAATATAAACGGATTGGGTGAGGTACTGGTAAAAAGGCCATCTGCTAGCGGACTATCCAATTTTAATCCTAATGAAATTGATACAACATTAATTTATAATGTTTGTTTTGATGGTACTTATTTTCAATTATCAAGACCTTACACAAATGATGATATTTTTAGTGTAAAGTATTTAGTGGAACCAAACGATTATATCGTAGTACCGCCATACTATCAATATTGGGTTTATTCTGACTTAACTATACAAGGAACACTTGTTAATTATGGTCAAGTTGTTATAGCAAATGGATCAATGATTTTGAGTGGTGGTACATTTTCAAATTATGGACAATTATCTTTAATTAATTTTTCAGGTAGTGGAATGACCACATCATTTAATGACACTAATACTATTTCCTTTTCACAATCTAATACAATCTTTGGTCCTTCGGTTTCAGCTGAAGTTAAGAACTCATCAATTAACACGTTTAAATTGGATTCAGGTAGTAATGGGGGAGCGACCGCTGGTTATTTTTTATCAGTGGATTCAATGGGTTATTTTCAATGGGTACCAAGCTCAGCATTAGCACAACCTGAGTATTCTCAAATTAATTTATCTCCATTAGGTACATTGATTGGTCAGAATTTTCAACCTACTGGTTTGACAATAAACTATAGTCCAAATGATTATTCAAGATTATCCATTTATGTTAATGGTCAATTACAAAATTTAGGTGATGGTCAAAATTCCACAGCTTCTAATGTTGATTGTTATTTTTCGAATGATGGGGGATTAACCGCAAAAACAATATTCTCTGTTGATTTAGGTGATGAGCTCTATTGGAATGGATTCAACTCTGGATTCGATCTAATATCATTAGACTCAATCGATATGATTTATGAAAGAATTTAAATTTAAAATTAATATATAATAAAATAAAAAAAAGAAACTAAAATATGGCTCAATTAGATGGAAAACAATTAAAAATTCAATCAGTCTCATTAGATAAGCTTAAGGGATATAGTGGTTTAGTGACATTTACAGCTTCCGCGACTATGAGTTTTGCAACTGGATCGTCGATCACTCAAGCATCTGTAAATATCAACACGGATGAGGATGTTGCTAATAAAAAATATGTAGATGATGCTGTTTCATTATTAGGTTCCGGTTCGATAGCTGGAGTTACCGCTGGAAATGGTCTATCGGGAGGTGGAACTTCTGCTTACATCACTTTAGATGTTAATTTAGGTGTTAATAGTGGATTAACTTTTTCAGGAGATGATATTATTTTAGATTCTTCTATAGCTGGAAATGGACTTACTGCTAATGGTTCAACTTTGGATGTGAATGTGAATGCTGACTCTTTAGAGATAGTAGGTGATGTTCTGAGATTAAAAGATACGATTGTGGGTAACAGAACTTTCCAAGATACAGTTACTGTAAATGGTGACTTTTATGTAAATGGAACAGTATCATATATACAAACTCAAACTGTACTAGTTGAAGATAATATTATTACACTAAACGCAACTTGGTCCGGTTCTCCGATACTAAATTCTGGTATTGATGTTATAAGAGGAAGTGAGCCATCTGCTTCTTTAATCTGGAACGAATCGACCGATTTGTGGTCAGCTGGTATTTCTGGTTCTGAGGTGTCAATTCTGTTGAATACAGGAACAGGACTTGTTAAAGACGGCGCAACGGTTTCTTTAGATTATGTTACAATTACAGGAACAGGACTTACACAAAATGGAACACAGATAAGTATTGATACTGGATTTGCAACATCACTAGCTGGTGATGGTTTATCAGAAAATGGTGGAACGCTTTCTGTTAATATTGGTAATGGATTAGAAATTATTTCTGACACAGTTCAATTGGGAGGAACACTCTCACAGAATACTACAATAGAAGCAAATGGAAATGATTTTAGTTTATCAGATGCAAATAATATTAACTTAGGAGTTACTGGAGTTGGTACTTTACATTTAGATAATTTTAATGGAGATTACACCACAACTTTAGATCTTAATGCACAATCAGGTTACGGTGTTGAATTATCATCTACGTATGCTGGTGGTACGTATTCATTCGTTGCTGTGAATCAAGGACAAATTAAACTTCTTTCTACTGATCCAAATGTTGGTTCTCAGTTTCAGATTGAAATAAATACATCAACTATTAGTGTTAGTGACGGATCTACCGATAATAGAATAGTAATTACAGACACACTAGGAAAAGGAGCGGTTTATGCAGGTGATTATACTGGTAGTTTTACGGATAATTCACTTGTTACAAAACAATATGTTGATAGTGTGACATCCAATGTTGGCACGGATAACGGAATACAAGAATTAAGTCCAGGTGTAATTGGATTGGGTGGAACTTTTTCACAAAACACTACAATTAGTGGATCTAATTATGATTTAACTATTCAAGACTTTGACATATTAACTCTTACTGGTTCGGTTATTGATATTCAATTGGATAATGGATTATTCTTAGTAGATGCTGGTAACGGAGGAACTATTGATCTTTATGGTGGTGATGTGACATTATTTGCTACCGGAAGTGTGGATATCATTTCAACGAATGAATTTACAGTATCTACTGCAACCGGTTCTATTACAACATCAAGTCTTCAAGGTTTGGTTTATACATCTGATTACTCATCTACATTTGTAAATAACTCTTTAATTACAAAAAAGTATGTAGATGATGCGGTTGCTGTGATAAACGCTGATTTTATCACTGGTGTGACTGCAGGTAATGGATTATCAGGAGGAGGTACCTCAGGATTTATTACTTTAGATGTTTCTCCAACAATTGCTGGTACGGGTCTGACTTTCTCTGCTGGAGTATTGTCGGTAGTCTCTGGTTCATCACAGCCTGTATATAACGAGTTTGTTGCTGTATTAACTACTGGTGATGATGCAATTGTAACAGGAGTTACTTTAAGTTCAACACCAAATGATTATTCTAGAATTGAAGTCTATGTTAATGGTCAGAAACAAAGATTAGGAGATAATGTTGCAACAAAAGACTGTTATTTTGGAACTGCTCCATCAACACCGATTGCTCTTAATAATTTGATATCTGGAGATCAACTTTATTGGAATGGAACAGTGGCTGGATTTGATTTATCATCCACCGATATTATTGAAATAGTTTATGAGGTTTAATTATAAAATTCAAACAAAAAAAAGACCTTACTTTAAGGTCTTTTTTTGTTTGGTTTAAGTCGGTTTTTCAAAATAGGCAATTTCAATTTAATATATAAGAAAGATAAAAAAAATTTAGTCATTAATGGCTCAAATAAAAACTAAACAAATAAGAGGAGCTTCTCAAGGTTCTATACTTTTTCTGGGCACTAACAGTGTTGTTAGTGAAAACTTTGACAATTTACGTTGGGAACATAGTTCTAATAAACTAATAGTAGATGGTTCTCTTCAATTTATTGACGGTAATCAATTACCTGGTTATGTTTTAACATCAGATTCTTTTGGAAATGCAACTTGGCAACAAACTCAAATTCCCTTTACGAAACAGTTATTATCAGGAGGTGCGATATGGAGTGGAGTTGGTTTAACTTTTTCAGTTAGTACTTTACAGTATACTTTTACAGGGCCAATTTTAACAGCTGGTCCTACTTCAGTGTCTCTTAGTGACGGAGACCCGACTTATTCAAGATTTGACGCGATTGTTGTTGATGAGGAAGGATTGATTAGTGTTTTACAAGGAGATGCTACGCCTGATCCAGTTACTCCTTCAATACCTGATGAACAACTATTAGTACAATATGTTAGTATCTCTGAAAATTCAACAGTTCCTGTTTCTGGTGTTACATCTTCAGAGTATATTTATCAAGACGATGATTATTGGACTGGTGGAACATTCAGTACTTCTTTAGGTACAAGTTCTGTCGATTTTCAATATACGGGAATTGTACCTTTTCAAGGTACCTATTCAACAAGAGTGATATTGAATAAAACAACATCTGTTAAGTGGACCAACAACTCATCTATTTTATTAAAAGATTATTCCTATTTAGTCTTTAGAGTTTATTTTCCTTCCGCGGTTCTTAATACAAAGACTATGAGAGTGATATGGAGAAATGGAAATACAAATGTTGGATCCTATGCTTATCCGTTCACTAATGGTGGTGTTTCTAGAACAACTACAGGAACTTGGCAACTATGTGTTTTGCCTTTAAGTTATTTTGGTTCCGCGGTAAATGCTTTAACGTCAAATGGTGGTTCAAATAATGTCAATAATATATTGATAGGATTTTCAGGAAATCCTTCAGCTAACTATGTTGAAGCATTGTTGGACGAAGTGTATTTGGTTGGTGGTATTGGTACTCCGGTTGCTAATACGAGTATTTCTGTTCAATCAAATGGTGTTTTAGTTGGTAGTAGAAGCGTAATAAATTTTATATCAGGAAGTGGATCAACTGTAACGGTAACTGATTCTAGTTTAAATTCAAGAATTGACGTTTTAATTAGCGCATCTGGTAGTGGTGTTTCAGGTACTTCTGGAACCTCTGGTACTGATGGAACCTCTGGTACTTCCGGTACTGGAACCTCTGGTACTTCCGGTACTGATGGAACCTCTGGTACTTCCGGTACTGATGGAACCTCTGGTACTTCCGGTACTGATGGAACCTCTGGTACTTCCGGTACTGATGGAACCTCTGGTACTTCCGGTACTGATGGAACCTCTGGTACTTCCGGAACATCCGGATTACTTTCTTTGACTGGTTCTACAGATAATGGTGTTATTACTTTAAATGGTTCTGCTCCAAATGCGACTGTTGAATCTAATTTAACATTTGATGGTGATACTTTATCTGTATATGGTGACTTAGTTGTTACTGGAAGTTTTACTGTATCAGGAACGTCATCTGTTATAAATACTCAAAACTTATTTGTTCAGGACCCTATTATACTTTTAGCTGGAACACAAACAGGAACACCTACTTTGGATTCTGGTTTATTTATAAACAGAGGTTCAAGTCAAACACAGTCTTTTATTTGGGATGAGTCTAGTGACGAATTTGCTCTTATATCTACTAATGATCCTTCAACTGTTACTGGTAATGTTAACATATCAGGATATTCTGATTTAAGATTAAATAGAATTACTGCATCGCAGGGAAATTTTACATACGCTAATCTAACATTTGCTACTTTTTCAGGTGGATATGTTGATTATATTGATTTTAGACAAGATGCTGTAGTGCAACTACCGGGTAGAATAAGTTGGAATAGTGACTATGGAACTCTTAATGTAGGTCTTACAGGAGGTAATGTAAATGTTCCTGTTGGTCAAGCTCAATATGCTCAAGTTTTTAACGGTGAAGTAGACACTTTGGTAAAAGGTGAAGTTGTTTATATTTCGGGGGCGCAAGGTGATAAAATAAAAGTCAAAAGAGCTTTCAATCTAAGTGATGCTACATCAGCTAAGACGTTAGGTATTGTGGCTGAGAATATTTTGTCAAGTCAAATTGGATATTGTATTACACAAGGAGTTTTAACTAATTTGAATTTAGGTTCTTATTCCACTGGTGATGTTGTTTGGTTGGGCGCAACTGCAGGAACTTTCACAACATATAAAGCTCAGGCTCCTCAACACTTGGTATTTGTTGGTGTTGTTTTGAGAGCAAATAATGGAAACGGAGAATTATTTGTAAAACCTCAAAATGGTTATGAATTGAATGAAATACATGATGTTTATATATCCGGAACTCCTTCGAATGGTCAAGTTTTAGCATGGAATGATTTAAATAGTAGATGGGAAGTTAGTTCTCTTGTTGGTCCTACTGGATCGACAGGAAATAATGGAACTGACGGTACATCTGGTACTTCCGGAACTGACGGCACATCTGGTACTTCTGGTACTTCTGGAACTGATGGCACGTCCGGTACTTCTGGTACTTCTGGAACTGATGGCACGTCCGGTACTTCTGGAACTGATGGTACGTCCGGTACTTCTGGTACTTCTGGAACTGATGGCACGTCCGGTACTTCTGGCACCTCTGGTACTTCTGGAAGTGATGGCACCTCTGGTACATCTGGAACTTCAGGAACATCACCATATAAAGGTGCTTATGTAGCTGGAACATATCAAGATGGTGATATTGTTATTGATGGTTTGTTTTCTTATCAATCCACTGCAAATAATAATAATAATGTTCCATCTTCACTTAATGATTGGATTTTATTAAATGGTCTTGATGGGGTATCGGGAACATCCGGTACTTCTGGAACTGATGGCACGTCCGGTACTTCTGGAACTGATGGTACGTCCGGAACCTCTGGAACTGATGGTACGTCCGGTACTTCTGGAACTGACGGCACATCTGGTACTTCCGGAACTGATGGCACGTCCGGAACCTCTGGAACTGATGGCACGTCCGGGACCTCTGGAACTGATGGCACGTCCGGTACTTCTGGAACTGATGGCACGTCCGGTACTTCTGGAACTAGTGGGACATCTGGTCTTCTTTCGCTTACAGGAACAACCAATAATGGTATCATTACACTTAATGGTTCGGTTCCGAATGCTATTGTTGAGTCAAATATGACATTTGATGGTTTATCACTTTCAATTAATAATTCAGCTTTAATTGGTGAATCAGGAGTACAGGCTTTATATACATCTAAACTTACAACAGCTACTGTCTCAAATACTGTTTCGATATATTCGTTTGCGACAGCTTCTTATACAAGTGCACATATTGACTATAATGTTAGTAGTGGATCAAATTTAAGAGCTGGTAGTTTGACGGCTGTTTGGCAAGGTAACTCTATAACTTACACTGATGTTTCAACAGTGGATTTAGGAACAACGACTGGATTTACTTTTTCTTTTGTTATATCTGGTACTTATGCTGTTCTGCAAGCTTTATCTTCAACATCAACTTGGGGAGTTAAAACATTAATTAGAGCTATTTAAATTTATTTTTTAATTTTTGAGTTAAAGTTTTTAATATATACTTTGACTTCTTTTGGAAAGTGAAAAAAGAACTATTTAAATGGCTAATGAATTTATAACCCGTAGAGGAATAATATCACTGGGAGGTGTAACTTTCCCATATGTTTCTAACAATACAACTTATACTATCTTAGATAGTGATTACTTTGTAGATTGTTCAGGAACCTTTAATGTTACTTTACCAACAGCTGTTGGTGTGGCCGGAAAAATATATGTTGTTAAAAACAGTGGTTCTGGTACAATAACTGTTGATACAACTTCCTCTCAGACCATAGATGGTAGTTCTACAAAAAATTTAACACAGAATCAATCAATCACTGTTCAAAGTAATGGTTCCAATTGGTTAATTTCTGTTGATACTATAACTGCTGGAACTTCTGGTACTGCAGGTACTTCTGGAAGTACTGGCACATCCGGTACTTCCGGTACTTCCGGTACGTCTGGAACATCTGCTACTTCGGGAACATCTGGTGATACTGGTACAAGTGGTACATCCGGTACTTCCGGTACATCTGCTACCTCCGGTACATCTGCTACTTCTGGAACTAGTGGCACATCCGCAACATCTGGTACATCAGGTCAAAATGGATCTAGTGGTACATCTGGTACATCTGGTACATCCGGTTCATCTGGAAATAACGGGTCATCAGGAACATCCGGAACATCCGGAACTTCTGCTACAAGTGGTACCTCTGGTAATACTGGTAGTAGTGGTACTTCTGGAACATCCGCTACGAGTGGTACATCTGGATTGAATGGTACATCTGGAACTTCTGGAACTTCTGGTAATAATGGTTCAAGTGGTACATCTGGTGGTACTGGGGTTTCGGGGACTAGTGGTACATCCGGTACATCTGGTACATCCGCAACATCCGGTACATCTGGTTCGTCTGCTACATCTGGAACATCCGGATTGAATGGGTCCTCAGGTACTTCAGGAACAAGTGGTGCAGGATTTACTACAATTAGTAACCCGTCAAATAATAGAATACTTACTTCGGATGGTTCTTCAAATTCTGCAGTAGCTGAAACAAATTTAACATTTGACGGTTCTACATTAAATATACAAGGAAACCTATTTGTAAATGGAACATTTTCTGTTTCTGGTTCATTTTCTTCAATAAACACTAGTTCATTAGTGGTATCTGATACAATAATTGCTTTAGGTCATAGTCAATCTGGATCACCGGTTTTAGACGAAGGTATTATGTTTGTTAGAGGTACTGGTCTAACACAGGCATTTATCTGGGATGAGTCAGATGATACCTTTGCTTTAATAGGAACAAATGATGATCATACGGTTATTGGTAATATAGGTATAGTAAATTATTCTAATCTAAGACTTTCTGGACTTACAACTTCTCAGATTCAAATTTCAAACGGAGCCGCATCCGGTTACCTTTTAGTTTCCGATGCTAATGGATTAGCATCCTGGACTTCTTCTGTTAGTGTAGCGGGTACATCTGGAACAAGTGGTACATCCGCGACATCTGGAACAAGTGGTACATCCGCGACTTCCGGAACAAGTGGTACATCCGCGACATCTGGAACAAGTGGTACATCCGCGACATCTGGAACAAGTGGTTCGTCTGGTCAAAACGGTACATCTGGTACATCCGGTACTTCTGCTACTTCTGGTACGTCCGGAGTTAATGGTACTTCCGGTACATCTGGTACGTCTGCTACTTCTGGTACATCCGGAGTCAATGGTACATCTGGAACAAGTGGTACATCCGCTACTTCTGGAACATCAGGATCATCTGGTCAAAACGGCACATCAGGAACGTCTGGTACGTCTGCTACTTCTGGTACATCCGGGGCTAATGGTACGTCCGGTACATCTGGTACATCCGCGACTTCTGGAACAAGTGGTACATCCGCGACTTCTGGAACAAGTGGTACATCAGGAACTCGTGGTACATCAGGTACATCAGGTACATCAGGACAACAAGGTGAGTCAGCTGGTATAAGATATAACTTTGATGCTATTAGCACAGCTTCTTCTGATCCAGGAACAGGTTTGTTTAAATTTAATAATGCCGCTGCTAGTGGTACTACTGAGATTTACATTGACGATTTGGATGTTAATTCGGTAAGTTTTGCAAGTTATATAACTTCATGGGATAATAGCACTAGTAATGTGAAGGGAGTAATTGAAATAAAATCAAACTCCAATTCAGATACCACTATTTGTAATTTCCAACTTACTGCTCTTACTGATAATTTAGGTTGGAATATTCTATCAGTTACTTACTTATCCGGAAGTACTCCTACTGACACTGAACAATGTTCTATAACTTTCTATAGAACTGGTGATAAAGGTGATGGAACATCTGGAACAAGCGGAACTACAGGAACAAGTGGTACATCCGGTACAAGAGGAACTAGTGGAACTTCCGGTGCTAATGGAACATCTGGAACAAGCGGAACTACAGGAACAAGTGGTACATCCGGTACAAGAGGAACTAGTGGAACTTCCGGTGCTAACGGAACATCTGGTACATCCGGCTCTTCTGGTGCAAATGGTGCTAACGGAACATCTGGTACATCCGGATCTTCTGGTGCAAATGGTGCTAACGGAACATCTGGTACATCCGGATCTTCTGGTGCAAATGGTGCTAACGGAACATCTGGTACATCCGGCTCTTCTGGTGCAAATGGTGCTAACGGAACATCTGGTACATCCGGATCTTCTGGTGCAAATGGTGCTAACGGAACATCTGGTACATCCGGCTCTTCTGGTGCAAATGGTGCTAACGGAACATCTGGTACATCCGGTTCTTCTGGGACCAGAGGAACATCTGGTACATCCGGTTCTTCTGGGGCAAATGGAACCTTAAGTCTCACAGGAGCCACCACGAATGGTGTCATAACTTATGATGGAAGTGGATCGAATGCTACTGTTGAATCTAATTTAACTTTTGATGGTTCTTTGCTAAATGTTAGTGGAGACTTGAATGTTATCGGTTCTTATGACTTTACACATAATCCAACTACTGAATTATCTACTTCAGGTGGTTACGGAGACGTGGTCACGTTTGGTTCAGGAGGTGGTGTTACATTTAGTTGTTATTATTTTACTTCTGGTAGTGCTTGGTCTCTAAGTGATTCTAACGGAGTTGCAACTTCGACTGGTATGTTAGCTATAGCTTTGGGTAATACGGTAGCGTCTGGTATGTTACTAAGAGGATATGTTAGAAACGACTCTTGGACCTTTGCTACGGCTTCTGCTGTCTATCTAAATTCTACGGCTGGAGCTCTTTCAAACACAGCTCCGACTGCTGCAAATGATGTAATTAGAATTGTTGGATTTGCTATTAGTAGAACTGTAATATTTTTCTGTCCTGATAATACTTGGATAGAAATATAAATTATTTATATATAGAGTATGAGTAGATACAATACATATACACTTCCATTAGGCCCAGTTGATATTACGGCTGATGCTGGTGATCCAGATGTTAGAAAAGTTATAAGTAGCACAGTTACTGGAATAACAACAAGCTCATTGACTGATGTTTTACTTTATAGTACTCTTGTTCCGGCAGGAACTTATATAGCAAATGAGGTATTGGATATTAGAACTTTAGGTACAAAATCCGCTACTAATAATACTTGCACTCTTAGATTTTGGTATGGTACCACTGCTTCTTTATCAGGAGCGACTCAGTTAGCTCAGTGTTTATATACTTCAACTTCTCGGTCTCTTCCTCTTCATAGAAGATTGGGTATAAGATCAGCAACTAACAGTACAATAGCTTTTGATACCACTAGAAGTGCAACAACTGATTTAGCTTTTGGAGGCAGTGAATTAAATGGTAGGAATGGTGAATCACCAGGTGGTATTGATTTGGTATCTGTTAATTGGCAAAATGATGTTTGGATTCTTGTAAGTGGAGATGTTGATAATGCTTCTGATGTTTTACAGGTTAGATATTTTAAAATAAATAATTAAAATGGGTAAAATTAATACTTTTGAGGTAGCTGGTGCTGTTGGATTTGTTGATGGTGTTACTGTAACTGATTCAACAACTGATGGACAAATAGCTCTTATAGAGTCATTTTTTATACCAGCTGGTACTTTGAAATCAAATGATGTTATTAATATACAAGGAGTGGTTCAGAGGGCATCAACAAGTGATTCTCAGTATTCTTGTTATGTATATTGGAATGAAACTAATGATTTAACAACTCCTATTTTATTGGCTCGATCTCTTACAAATAGTGTGAATGATGACTATTGTCCGATATATAGAACAATGGCAATAGTGGATTCCACCACAACTTTAGTTTGGAGTACTAGTCAAACAACTGCAACTGATTTGGGTGATACTGGTGGTGAAGAGACCAACATTGATATGACTACAATAACAACTATAAATTGGAACACAGATGGTTATTTAATACTAGCGACTGATAGAGTGGATACAATGACAAAAAGATATTTTGGAATAATAAAATAATAAAATTATGGCGGAAACGAATACATATAGTTTAGGAAAAGCTTGGAATGTAATTAGCAATTGCGCGGCGGTTACTGGCATAACAGCTTCTGGTCCTGCATTGATAAAGTCAATTGAAGTTCCACCAAATAACTTCGGTGTAGGAGATATTGTGCAAATAGAAGCATGTTTTTCAAAACAGGGTAGTAGTGGTAAATATTTCACTGAACTATATTGGAATACATCAGCTACACTAACAAATGCTCGTTTAATTTGCCATGGTACATTAAATCCTACTTATGACGGTGATTATGCTCCTGCTTCATTTACATATAGTAATATATTTAGAAGAGTTCAAATTGTTAGTTTAACTAATTCTACGAGATCTTTTGATCCATACAATACTTTTAATTCTTCTACTTTTAGTAGAGGTACTGATTTATTTTTTAGAGACAGAGTTTCAGGTACTGTTGATGATCAGTATCAAATTATTGGAACACAAGAGTCTCTCGGATCTATAGATTGGACACACTATAATCAAATAGCTCTTAACGGTGGTTTTATTATTGCTGCTGGGGGTGTGGAAAACTCTAATGATAGGTTAAGGTGTGAGTGGATAAAGATAAGTAATTTGACCACAGGTAACTTTACTGTACCAGCTCCTCCTCGTTAATATTTTTGATAAGACTTCTCTTCTACAAATAAAGATCCATATTTTATATTAATTTCTTTTTTAATTTCAGCTCTTTGATCATTTGTGAAATAAACTAATCTTGCGAGTTCTATAAAATTTTCGTCAAATTCTTTATTTCTTTCCTTATCTCTGATATCATCTTCTATTATCCAAAGTTTTTTATTTATAGAAACTAATTTTTGATAGTCAATTTCTTCGATTTTTAATTGATTAAAAACTATATTATTCAGATAAATAAATTCTTTTTCAATATTTTTCAATTTTTCATTATTTGTGATATTTTTCATTTTTATATCTAATATTGATAGTTTATCAACTATTTCACCAATTGAAACTTCTATTTCCATTTTTATTAATAATTTTTTATGTGTATAATTACTTCTGTAAAGTATTCTAAAAAGTGATCATTGAATAAGTCCCATTTTACATTGTATCCATCTAAAGAATAAACCTCGTAGTTTGGAAATTGAACTAATATTTCATCTCTAAACTTTCTAAATTTTTCCTTTAAATTATTTCCCAAGTGCCATTCTCCAGAAATCTTACTCACATTACTTTTAATCCATTCAATATTTTTTGAATTAAAGATGTCATATTCACCACCTTCGCAGTCCGTTTTTAAGAAGTCAATTTTATTAATATTATATTTTTCAATCAGGTCACTGAATGAAATACATTCCATTTTTTGTTGTCCTCCGTAAATATAATCACCATCGGTTATTCCTGTTTCATCGGATATTCCCAGCTTCAAACAGGTGGATGAAATATCTTTCATATTTTCCAATAAAGTATCAAATTCCACATCGCTTGGTTCTAAACAATACACGTGTTTAATTTTTTCACCAGCTGAGTAAGGAAATGGACCTACTGAACTTCCAATATCCATAACAACATCACCTTTTTCAATTTGAAAAAATCTTTCATAAATTTTGTCTTCAAATATTTCTTTGATAAGTATTTCTTTTTGATTCAAATTATCTTTCATCCATCCCCATTCGAAGTTATTTAATTTATCAATACTTTTGATTCTATTGATTACCATTTGACCGGTAATCTTTTTGTGACATTCAAATTGTCTGTCGGTTCCTTTATGGACAGGACACCAATTCCAGTCGCCTTTATCAAATCTAAACTCACTTTTATTCCAACATCCAGAACAAACACTTCTATCAATAATTCTACTACAGTTTGATTGAAATTCGTGGTCTGATGTTGTAAAATTAGAAATCATGACAACATGTTTTCCTAATGCCCATGACAACCATGAAAGTCCACTCGATAAACCAATCATAAACTCACTGTGGTGAATCACATTCATTGTATATTCTATGCTAGTATCTAATAAATTTTCAACTCCGTAGTATTCTACCGAATCTTTTGATATATTTACGACTTTGTATCCAGATCCGTTTAGATAGTTTATAACTTCTTGCCATCCAGTTAGATTATTCCAGTATTTAAGACCAGATGTTGAGTGTGGTGCAATAACTACATATTTTTCTTTATATGGATTTTGACCAGGCACGAAGTCAATTTCAGGTTTAATTTCTTTAAATTCTAATCCTAATATATTAGAGGCCGCTTTTTGTAAAGGTATTGTATTTGGTTCTTCCGGCTCTTTGTCTTTATTCCAGAACCATCCTAAAACATACATAGCATAAAGGTTATGAACTACAACTCCTGGATCTATAAACTCTATTTCAGGATAAGAATTCCTAAATAATTTATTCCAAAATGTTGATGTGATTACATGACAATTCCATTTTTTTCTAAATTCATCAATATAAGGCATCCAAGCGATAGTGTCTCCTAATGAAGATGAATCCATGCTTATATAGACTCTTTTTCCTGTGCAGTCATAATTAAATTCTATTAACTTACCTGAGTCATCAACGACAATTCTCCATTTCTCAAAATAGGTTTTACTTGGAGATGCCCACATTCCTGAACTTAAATCAGTTTTATAAACTAAATTATTTTCTCCATCAAAGAAAAAGACTGGATACTTTTTCTTTGAATTACCAACAACTTCAAAGAATGCCTTTTGAACAAAGTGTAGATTAAATGAAACGTTGTCTTCAATTGTTTGTTTTTTTATTAACTCAGTTGAGTTAAACTCATCAATATATCTTTGTTTAGTTTCTTTTGAATTCATATTTCTTCTAATTTTTTTATCATTTTATTTAGTATTGGTAAGTTTTTTTCGCCGTGTATGAATAGTAAGTTTTCTTTTTTTGATGGAATTCGTAACCATGAATCTACTATTACATCTTTGTCAGAAAAACCAATTTCTGAATATACTCTATCAATCGTATCTAAAGTTCCATTTACATAAATACAAGGTAATCCGTCTAATATTTTCTTTTTATATAAAAGACAATTTAAAATAGTTTCTTCGTTATAAGGAGCAAACCATTCGTTATTTTCTAATATTATTGGATTTTCACACATATCGGACCACTCTTGTAAAAAATCTAAAGTATTTTTACCAGCGATAAAATAACCTGTTTGTCTATATCTTTCTCTAATTTTCTGATCTATATCATACAATTCACAAACTGGATGCTCTAGTGTATTTGTTAAGTCTTCTTTAGTTTCAGCTCCTCCTCTCCCGTTGTAAAAAAGATAGTCATATACTCCTTCTACAAAGTATGGATATTCTAAATATTTAGGATACATTGAAAAGATGTTATCAACATATTTAGTAGCAATTGAATCGCTATCTACATATGCGACTGTTTCTACATATTTTTCTAAAACATCTTTGACTACTTTTGGTCTTTGTATTAACATTTTATAAATGTTAGAGTTTCCTCTATTTATGTAAAAGTTATCACCAATAGTGTTATACATTTCGGAATCCACTTCTAAATCACATATCCAATTTATTGTATGGCAGTTTTCTATATCTAAAACTCTATCTGAATTCATCAGATAGACATAAATTGGGTGATTACTTGATTTTCTTATTGATTCAGCACATAATTTCGATATTTCAAAGTATTTTTCATTTGAATAAAGAACATATCCAAATTTATGTTTAGAATTTTCCTTTATTATATTTTCTAATAATTTTGAGTCTTTATTAGTATCCCCTTTCAAGAAATGGCAATTTTGTTCATTATTATAGATTCCACAATATGTCTGTAAGTTGAACATTAGTATCGGTATATCATAACAGAGAGTTTCTTTTATGACGAGTGGATTTAATTCAAATCGTGAAGTAAAAAGAAACACATCACATGCTTCAATAAAGTTTTTGACATCTGATCTTTCTCCCCAAATTCTACAATTATCTGGTTTATTTTCAATTACTGGACCCCAATAATCTTGAAAATTACCCGCTAAGTTACCTACAAAATGAAATTCGTAATTTTTGTCTAAAAAATGTTTAGCAATTTCAAATGCGTATCCTTGATTTTTTCCGGAAGTAAATAACCCAACATTTAAGACGTGTATTTTATTAGGGTCAAGTCCTAATTCGACTTGAGATTTATATTTGTTTCGACTTTTTTTATCAATTGGATATTCGATGACCGTCGAATCCACTCCTAAATGTTTGTACATTTCTAATGACCACTGAGATACAAATGTAAATTTATCTGGAAGATATCTTTTAAGTCCGGAATTGTTATGAGAACTATGAGTTGTCTCTATTATTTTCCAATTTCTTTCACTGCAATAAATCTTTTTAAGTATCTCTTCTTTAATGAATGTTTCGGATATCTCTTCAATTAAAATTAATTCTGGTGATAATTCATCAATAATTGAAATTATTTTTTCTTTATTTTCATAAAGTGGAATAAAGTTATCGCCAAGTATTTCGATAACAGCATTTCTTTGAACAACAAAATCTGATGATAAAAAATCATATTCTATACACCAAATATCATAGGTGTCTTTTAAAATTTGTATTTTATTTAGAGTGAATTGTGGAGCTCCTCCTGTTGAAAAGTGAGAAGAAATTATTAAAAGTCTCTGTTTCATCAATAAATTATATTGTCAATAAAATAAAAGTTTCTTTTTTAATATATACTCTATGAAATTGACAAAATTCTTTGAGTTTAAAAGAGGAGCTTTTACTCCAATTAAGTCATTTAGGATTCAAAATGAATTACCTTCAAAGTTGTGGGATAATTTTGAATTGGACGGTGATATTAAAAAACAGTTATTACAAATTGCTCAGGATTTCTTTGAAGGAACTGAAATAAAAACGGATGTTGTTGATATAGTTTTATGTGGATCTCTGTGTAATTATAATTGGTCTGAAAAATATTCAGACTATGATTTACATATAACTATAGATTATAAAAATGTTGATGAAGACTATGATTTAGTTGAAAAACTATGTGATTATGCTAAGAAAATTTGGAACCAACAACATGATATTAAAATAAAGGGTTATGAGGTTGAGGTTTGTATTCAGGATGATGCAATTATGCGTGATGAGTTAAAAACCGGAAAAATGGGAGGAGTCTACTCATTGATGAATGATAAATGGGTTAAAAAACCAGAAAAAGTTGATTTTAAACCAAATGAGAGAATGATTAAAGAAAAATCTAAGACTATTATAATGTCTATAGATGATATTGAATCCGATTCTAAAGAAAAGGACTTTGATGAACTAGAACCAAAGATAAAAAAGGTTTGGAAAAAGATAAAAAGTTATCGACAAAGTGGATTAGATTCCGAAAGTGGTGAATTTTCATTGGGTAACTTAGTATTTAAGTTACTAAGAAGAAATGGATATATCGGAAAAATCATGGAAATGAAAAGAAAATTATACGACAAACAATTTAAATAATATGGATATTAAAATTTCAGAAATACAAGAACTATTTAAAGAGATATTCGAGGAAGAAGAGGGAATTGCTTCTTCCGTAGAGATAGTTTATGAGATGTCACCAGATGAAAAGTTTTATAAGATGGTGATATCTATTCAGGGTTTAGAAACTGAAGATGTTTCTATTATACATACAAAGTACATATTCAAAGTTGATTTAAATAAAAAAAATCTAATTGAGAATTCTTTTATTTACTTATATGATATAAATTGTGTTTATCACAAAATTGAGTTTGAAAATGTATTAGATGTTAAGAAGAAAATTGAAGATATCATAGACTCAAATGATTTTGGTCAAGATTTACAAATTCTTTCAGACTTTATTGAAGCACCCGCTATGTTTTTAAATTACTACATGCGTAGAGCAAAAATCACTGACTATTCGGTCTTTGATGTTGAGTATCAACCAAAGTTTAAAACAACTCCTTGTGATGAAACCACATTTGACTTTAAAATCAACATAAATAATAACTATAATATGGAGTTGTCAATTTCTAAGGTTGATAAAACAAGTGAGGATGAAATAGACATATATAAATACCAATTTCGTTTTATGGATGAGATAGAGACGTTTGAAACAGACACTCTTAAAAACCTGCACTTCTTTATTGGTGACCATGTCGCTAAAATATTAGATAAAAAACTTAAAAATAAATAATGAAATATTTACATAAGTTTTTACAACATTTAAATGAATCTCAGGATATAACAGATCTTTCTAAAGAAGAGTTAGATGAGATGTTACTTCCTATAAAGGATTTGGATATTGAATATTCTTTTCAGCCACCAAGAACAATCACAGAAGGTGAATATGAGGGATATACTTCAATGAATATCATATTCAGAAATTCATTTAAAACTGGACCTATGGGTGGTTACACCGAAATGATAATTGATGATAAGTTTTGGGAGTTTTTAGATGAACTTATATCTTTTAAAAATCGTTTAGAAAGTGTCCAGGTGTCAATTAATACTAGTTGGAAATGGGGTATTGTCGTTTGTTTTATTCAAAATGCAAAAGTAGAAGGCGATTTATTCAAAGTTCAAAAATTGTACAATGAAATGTCCAAAAGGACAAGTGCTGCAAAAAGTGATTTTGTAAATGGTATTGTGAAAAGATTAAATAAAGAAGAATTTAAAATTACTGTAAATTGTAATGGTTTTGGACCTGGTAGTTATACTGATAGAAAGTGGAATGGTCTTTTTAGGGGAATAGATTTCTCTGATTTCGATGTTGAGAAAAATATAACAGAGGACCGATACGGTGATAAACAGGCAGAGATTACAATAACTATTAAAAAGTAATTTCTGGAGGAATATCAAAAATTTAATATATATCACAAAATTTTAGCATTTTTAAATGGCTACTTATAACAATTTTAATACATCAGGATTTGGTCAGAATTTCATAGGAAATAACTCAGCAATAGAAAATAAAGGATTATTTAGTAGAATCTTAAGAACACTTTCTAATTATGGTATGAACTATGATGACATGATTATAAAAAATCAAGTCGGTATTGGAATCAATGAAGATCCTTACTCAGCAAAGGGTAATTCTATGTATGATTTCTTTTCACAAAGAGCTGTTGCTTCAGTTTTAAATAGAAAATCAATTCCTTATTTAGATAAGTCATATGCTGATAAAAGAAGAATTTTAAGAGAGTATTCAATTAAAGATGAAATTAGAGATTTTGTTTCTGCTATATCAGATGAGACAGTAGTTTATAACGAGGATAAAGACTTTTGTTCACCAAGACCGCTGCCTACTGATTATTCACAAGAAATAACAGATAAGTATCAAGAATTTTTTGAGAGATTATACACAAAATTTGGATTCTCGGATAATATCACCGCTTGGAATATGTTGAGAGATTTCTTAATTGATGGATATATTGCAATTGAAATAATTTATGATGATAAAAAGAAAAATGTTATCGGATTCAACAGATTGAGACCCGAGACATTAGTTCCGGCTTATGAGCCAAATGTTGGCCACCTTTGGATTCAGTTTCCAGAAGATCCTCAACTTAGGAGAATTTTCTTAGATTCTCAGATTATTTATATATCATATTCCACTCAAAATGATTATTCGGAAACTTCTTATGTGGAAGGATTAATCAAGCCTTATAACCAATTAAAAATTCTTGAACAAACAAGAATTATGTGGAACGTAACAAATGCAATGATTTGGCAAAAATTTACAATTCCAATTAAAGGTTTATCTCGTCAAAGAGCAGAAGAACAGATAGGTCAATTAATTCATGACTATTCGGAGGAAGTTGAATGGGATGATACCTTAGGAACTTTATCAATAAATGGGTCTAAGCACTTACACTATAACAAACAAATCTGGTTTCCAGAAGGAGATGCCGGAACACCGGGATTTGAAATCGTTAAACAAGAGGGACATGACTTAAATGATGAAACAATGTTAAAGTGGTTTCACCAAGGACTTAAAAGAGCTTCAAAAATTCCACTTACTCGTTTTGAGGGTGACTCGGGTGGTGGTAACTTAATAACAGATGCCGCTGAGATGACAAGAGATGAAATTAAGTTTCATAATTTTATTAGTAGATTGAGAGCAAATTTTAAAGAGATTATTGTTAAGCCTCTTAAATTACAAATGCTAATCGAGTTTCCTGAGTTAAAGGATGATGAAGTTTTTGTTAATAGCGTTGATATCATTTTCTATACTAATCAGATTTTTGAAGAATGGAAAAAAATAAATAATTTAGCTAAAAGAGCTGAGGCTGTTACTACATTAACCGGAATTATGAATGGAGAACAACCATATTTTCACATTGAGTGGATTATGGATAATGTCTTTAAATTAACACCTGAAGAAAAAACTGAAAACCAAAGATATTGGGCTAAAGATGCCGCTAATAAAGCGGCTGCTGGTGCGGCTGGTGCTGCTCCTGGTGCTGAAGGTGGTGCTCCAGTTGAAGGAGAAATGCCGGCTGAAGGTGGAGAAGCTCCTGTTGAGGGTGGTGGTGAAGCTCAAGCAGGAGCTCAAGATGCTCCAGAGGCACCTGCTGAAGGAGGAGGAGAAGCGCCCGCTGAAGGAGGAGAATTTGAGTTTTAAGAGTTAAGAATGTCTAAGTCAAAGTCGGTAAGAGAATCAATTCCTTTATCTAAAATTTTATCTAAGATATCATCTTTTGAAATCCATTCTTTTTTATATTTTTTTATCAAATATAAAATTTCTTCCTCGACATTCCTTTGATAATTGTTGTAGTATTTTGTTTTTATAAAATCGTCATTGATTATTTGTCTTGTTAAATCAATCAATTTAAATTTTAAATTATAACTATTGTAGAGGATATCTAGCTTTTTTAGCAAATAATCATTTAGAATTGCAAACATACATTCAAAGTTATTCTCGTCTGTATATTCTACTATAGATATTTTACTGTATAGACTTTGAATATACTCTACCTCTGTAGAGCTCATTTTTTTCAATAATTTATCCAACTCATACTGAGTGTGTTGAGTTACAACTTTATAAAATTTCATGCCGCCATTTTTGGTAATTCAAAATAAAAATTATCTATTTGACCTTCTATATTTATATGTTGAAATAGTTTTAAATCTATGTCGGATTCAAGTATATTTTTAACTTTTTTACCCCAGTTCGTGTCTAAAAAGGTAACATCAATTTTTAAGTTAATGATTTGGTTGTTTAGGATAATAAAAACAAATTTATTTATAACAGAACAAACATTTACCAAAGCGGTTGTGTATTTAAAATCATCCGAAACACTAACATAAAAGACACTTTGATTATTTGGTATTTCAACATCAAATTGAATTTTTTTACCTTCTTCTAATAAAATATTTAGGTTTATTTCTCTTTTGTATTTTTTCCAATTACTAAATCGTGATAGAATGTCTTCATAATCCTCTATTTTGGAATTATTTAATTCTATTTCAAATGTCCTTTTCATTAGAATAATTTAAAGTCAATTTGCTTTTTTTCTAAATCAACTGTTGATACTATAACTTTTAAAGGATCCCCTAGTCTAATTTTATTACCCATTTCATCTGAAATAGTATAATGTTCTAAATCTACTTTTACTTTACCTATTGTATTATATCTTATCATTCCCTCGCATTTGGATTCGGTTAATTCTACATAAATTCCCCAATCTGTTACACCTGATACAATTCCGTCAAAAACTTGACCAATTTTATCTTGTAAAAACTCAGCTTGTTTGTATTTTATAGAGTCTCTTTGTGCTTTTGCTGCTATTAATTCTCTACTAGAACACCAACTAGCATTTTCTTCAATTTTAGCAGGATTTCCTTGTTTTCCTTTATTTAAAAAATCAAATAAAATTCTATGTGTGATTAAATCCGGATATCTTCTAATTGGAGATGTAAAGTGAGAATAGTGACTGAAACCTAATCCATAGTGACCAATGTTCTTGATAGTATATTTAGCCTTAGACATACATCTGGTAACTAAAGTCTCTATCATGTTTTCTTCAGGAGTTCCTTTTATTTCTTTTAGTAGTTGATTAATTGATTTTTTTAAATCATCTCCTTCTCCTTCTATTTTAACATTGTGTCCAAAATTCTCACAAACTCCTACTAGTTGTTGTAATTTTTCCATATTTGGTGTATCGTGTATTCTATAAACATTAAACCATTGATTTTCTGAAAGTATTTTAGCAACTGATTTGTTAGCTAGTAACATAAATTCTTCAATAAGTTTGTTAGCTTCTTTTTGTTCTTTGAAATAAACTCCAATAGGTTTTTTATTATCTTCTGCTAATTTAAAACGAACTTCAATTCCTCCCATTTCGATTGAACCATCTTTTATTCTTTTCTTTCTAATTTTCTGAGCTAATGTATTAAGAACTCTTATTTCATTGTGAAAGTCTCCGTCAGATCCTTCGATTATTTCTTGAGCTTCTTCGTAAGTAAATCTTCTATCTGAGTGTATAACCGTTTTTCCGTGCCACTCTTTAATAATTTTCCCATCTTTATCTATATTGAATATTACAGAAAAGGCCAAACGATCTTCATGTGGCTTTAGTGAGCAAATTCCGTTACTTAGTCTCTCAGGTAACATCGGAACGCATCTATCAACTAAATATACCGATGTTGCTCTTTTGTAAGCTTCTTCATCTAGTTTAGTTCCTGGTTTTACATAGTGACCAACGTCTGCTATATGAACTCCTACTTCAATATTATTTTCGTTGATTATTTGTATTGAAAGAGCGTCATCAAAATCTCTAGCATCGACCGGATCTATTGTTAGTGTTGTTACACTTCTTAAATCTTTTCTTTTTAGTATTTCATTTTCAAATATTACTTCAGGTACTAATTCTGACTCATTTAAAACTTCTTGTGGAAAATCAACCGGTAGATTATACTCATACATTATTGAGTTCATTTCCGCGTTGTTATCACCTGCGTCTCCGAGTATTTTAGTTATTTTACCCTGTGGTGACTTAGAATCTTCCCATTTTGTTAGTTCTACAATAACTTTTTGTCCGTCTTTTGCAACTAATCCACCTTTGATATAAAAATCTACTGATAATTTATCACTGTCTGGTATTACAAATGTCGACTTTTTTCCTATTTGAACTCTACCAACAAAATCTGTTCTAAATCTTGAAACTGTTTCAATTACTTTCCCCTCTAATTTCTTTTCACCTTTAAATATTTCTACTTTTACTTTATCTAAGTGTAGTGAGTTATGAGTATTTTTTCTGTGTATAAAAATTGACTTTTCTCCAATTGTTATGTTTGCATTTCCACTATTTGAGAACTCTATTTGACCTTCATATCGATCACCTTCTATTATGTTTATCATAGAAGTTGTATTATTCAGAATCTTTTTGTTTAGTTTCTTTCTTTGAAATGTTTTCTACTCCGTATTTTTTTAGGAGAGTTTTTTTCATTTTTCCCATTAATTTTTTATTCTGTATAGGGTAATCCACTCCGTAGTTTTTTTGTAAAGTCTCTTTTCTTTTCTTTTCTGAGCATTTTCTACAATTATATTCTCCCCAGTTGTTATCATATTTGACGTAGTTTTTAAAAATAACTTCTTTTTCTAAACCACACATATCACATTTGCATTTAATCTTGTAATGAGATCCTTTAGACATTAGTTCAACGGGTATTAAAAGATTTTCTCCAATTAATACTTCGTAACCAAGATCCTCATAGTATTGATAATTGGATTCAGTAATCTTAATCTTTATTTCTCTGGTAAGAATCATAAAAAACCGTTTAAAATTTAAAGTTATTTATTAAATAGTTTCTTCTTCCTACTAATGTTTTACATGTCTTTTTATTTTCAGTAGTTCTCGAGGACTATAAAAAATCCACCTTTTAAAATAGGTGGTTTTTTATTAGGAATATATACAACAACTTTAAAAGGGTAAAAAATAATTATTTTTGAATGAAACCAGTATTAATCGTAGAAAACTCTACTAGTTCGTTGATACGAGAAAATGCTTCCGGTAAAAAAGATTACGTTTTAGGTGGAACCTTCACAGAATTTGGTGTGAAGAACCGTAATGAACGTATTTACACGGCAGACAGATTCTTACCAGCGTTAGATGAGTTAAATGAAAGAATGAGCAGTTTAGGTGCTGTTTACGGTGAATTTGATCACCCAGATGTTTTTGACACTTCGTTAGCAAGAGCATCACACGTAATCACCAAGGCACAATATGTTAAAGAACAAAATATTGTATCAGGTGAAATTAGACTTCTAAGTACTTATTGGGGTAAAGAGGCAAAAGCATTAGTAGATGATGGTTGTCCAGTTTTCGTTTCTTCTAGAGCGGCTGGTATCACTGAATCGGATGGTTCTGTTTCTTTGAAGAAGTTATTTACATATGACATCGTTGCTGATCCAGGATTTGCTTCGGCTAAAATGTCTGTAAAGGTACTAAATGAATCTTTAGGTTATACTAACCCAAAATCTAACTTTAGGATATATGAAATGTCCGACGAGTCAAAAATAAATGAATTATTCAACATGAACAAGAACGAATTTGTTACAAAAAAACAGTTGACTGATTATTCAAAGTATCTAGTAAATGAGATTGCTTCTACTAAAAAAGAAGTTAAATCTGCTATTTCTAAAGGTGATATGGCTCCTAAGAAATTAGAGCAATTGCTTGAATACTATGAAGAATTAAACACAACTAATGAGAAAGTAGTTAAGTATTTAGATTACTTAGCAGAGAAAATTCAGGTAGTGGTTAATGAGAACAAATCTCTTAAATCTACAACTGAGAAATTAGCTAAACACAATGACTATTTAGCTGAAAATCTTGAAAAGGCTATTAATTACACTGAGTATGTAGCTGAGAATCTTGATAAAAACATTGAGTATTCTGAGTATGTAGCAGAAAACTTAGATAAAAACATTTCTTATTCTGAGTATATCGCTGAGAATCTTGATAAGAATATTTCTTATTCTGAGTATTTAGCAGAAAACTTAGATAAAAACATTGCTTACTCTGAATACATCGCAGAAAACTTAGACAAAAACATTGCTTACTCTGAATACATCGCAGAAAACTTAGACAAAAACATTGCTTACTCTGAATATATCGCAGAACATGTTGATAATTCAATTGCTTACTCTGAGTATTTAGCAGAACATGTTGAAGGTAACATCGCTTACTCTGAGTACATTGCTGAGCATTTAGATGATAATATCGCTTATTCAGAATATATCGCAGAAAATTTAGATAAATCAATTTCTTATCAAGGAATGATTGTTGAGAAATTAAACTCTAAAGGTGGTAAATTATTTGAAAATAATGAAGAAGAGAATTTTCCTTCACTTTCAGCTGCAGGTTTTGAAGCAGTAGAAGACGAGGATGAGAATGAAAACAATTATGATTATAAAGGTGTTCCTTCTCATGAAGAGGAAGAATCCTATTCTTATGAAAATGAAGATGAAAACGAAGATGATGAAGAATGTGGTCCAAATTCTTATGAAGTAAGTGGTCACGAAGATTCTGAATTGTCTGAGTCAATTAATAAACTTATTGAAGAAGCTAAAAAACGTAAAGTTTCTGAAACAACTGACTTGAATTTCTTAAAATTCTTAAACAAGTCACAAGTTGACAGCTTTTATGCACTTTCTGATGAAGAACAAGAAACTGTTAAACTACACATAAACGAAAGTAGTTATTTTACACAGAAGGAAGTTCTATCATTAATCGCTGAAGCTCTATCTACAAAGAATGAAACTCTAGAAGAAAGAGTAATCAGATTAATGCCTGAAAACACTAAGGCAATCTGGAGTCAAATGAACGAATCAGCTAAAAAATCTATCTTATCACAAGCTAGACTTTATCCATCTGAAGTTTTAATGACTGAATCACAAGTTGAGCATTTCTGGTTAACTAGAAACCTCAAAAAGAATGAATCTGTAACTAAAAAATTAGTTGCTCACGAGACTTTGATACAAGAAGATAAACTTTCTGATAATGAAGCTCAAGCTATTTTAGAAAGATTCAAAAAGATTTAATCTATAAAAAATCCACACCTTCAAAAATTAGGGAAATAAAGGGTTATATATAGATAACAAAAAAAAATAAATTTAAACTATGTCACACATTAGAATAGACAAATCAAAAGCTCTTAAGAAGTGGTCTCCAGTTCTTGAGAACATGGGTGTAGCAGGTGAAGACAGACTTGATTGGATGTCAGAATATGCTGAGTATCACTCAATTAATGAGAACGCGTATGTAAACGCTTCTAACGTAGCTGGTATGGGTGCAGTATTGAACCCAGTAATTGGTGGTCCTGCTGGAACAACAGTAGGTGCTAACTACACAGGAACTCCTGGTTCTGGTGATGTTGGTCAAAACCTATTACCTGTAGCTATGAAAATCGCAGCTCAAACAATCGGTCTTGACCTTGTTGCTGTTAAACCTTCTCCAGGTCCAAAAATCGACTTACTTTACATTGACTTCCAATATGATGATACAAGATTGGGACAACAAGATGAAAGACCACAAGTTTTCAAATTAAACGTTGATGATGCTGCTCAGAAAGCTGCTGTAAATGCTACTTTGACAGCTAACGCTGGTGCTCAAACACAAGGTGGTCTTCAAGGAAGATGGTTCACAAACATCTACGGTTCAACTGTAAATGCTGCTGCTGATCCAGGTGGTTCTAGAGCGGGTGTTGTTGAATTCTTAGGATTCTCTCGTATTGATGGTTATCCAATGTTTAGAGCTTTCAGACAATTTAATACATCTCATACAGCTGTTAATAGTGGTGCTGGTGCTCTTTGGTCATTTGATGAAACAAGAAACACTTTCAATGCAACTATGTCAATGGTTGATCAAATCGCTACAGTAGGTACTGTATCTGTTACTCCAGGTGCTGCTAACTTAACAGTTGAATTAGTATCAGCTCTTGAAGATCATATCCCTGGATTCTCTTCAAACTGGACATCAGGAGCTTCTGGATTTACTGGAAACTACCCAATGTCTCGTCAGGATGATGATGATACTTACTCAGGTGTTATCGGTCCAAAAATCTCTTCTAAAACTATCGCAGTTGGTACTATCGAAGTATCTTCAGCTCTTAGAAGAACTGAAATTGAAGATATCAAAGCTAACACAGGTATGGATATCGTTCAAAAAATGGAATCTATTCTTGTTAATGAATTATCTCAAACAATCTCTAAGCAAATCGTTGCTAAGATTTTTGAATTAGGTGATCTTAACAGAACTTCAGCTCCAGCAGCAGGTGCAGCATTAACTGGTGACCCAGCTGGTAAGACTATCTTCGACTTAAACACAGCTTATGTTGGTACAGGTGGTCCTGGTGGTGAAACTACTCACGCTGTTCAAAGAAAGCTTGTCACTAAGATTGCTCACGCTTCTAACTATATCGCAACTGAAGGTCGTGTAGGTCCTGCTCAGTACGTTATTACAAACGGAGGTCTTGCTGCAGCTCTATCTGATATCGCTGGTTATACAATTAACCCGTTGAAGTCTAAAATGAATGCTTCTGGACAACTTTACCCTGTAGGTTCAATTGGTGATATTTCAATCTATGTTGATCCATATATGAAATATAACGACAACAGAATCGTTCTTGGTAGAAAGAACAATCCTGACCAACCAGGTATCATTTTCGTACCTTACTTAATGGCTCAGTCAATCTCTATCATTTCTGAAGCTACATTCGCTCCAAGAATGTTACTAAGAAGTAGATATGCAGTTGCTGAAGTTGGTTGGTTCCCACAAAAGCAATTTATGACTATCAAAGTTGTAGATGCAGCTGGTTTCCTTAACTAATATTAAGTTACCAAATATTCAAAAAAGACCTCTAAATGAGGTCTTTTTTGTTTTATATAAATAATATATATGTAATGAAATATTTGAAATATTTTGAAAGTAAAAAGCCTAAATTCCCAGATATCAAAAAGATTGAAGTTGATGGTTTTTTTCTACAATATGGAAGAGATGCTAAATCAAATGACTATTTAACTTTTAATGTTGCTGAGGATGAAGATATTTGGATGCACGTTAAAGGTGTTCCTGGTTCTCATGTTGTTATAAGAGTTAGAGAAAACTTACCTACACCTGAAATATTAAAATATGCCGCTGAAATTGCTAAAAAGAATTCAAAAGCAGCTAAAGAACCTTCTGTCAAAGTGGTTTATTGTCAAAGAAAGTTTGTCAAAAAAGAACCTGGTATGAATGATGGTCAAGTTAAAGTTGATTATATAAATGCGGAAGAAATCACTATTTAAATTTAATATATACTGATATGAATTTATTTAAATTTAATCAAATATTTGAGGCTGGAACACAGTCTATAACTGATCCAAATAGAAATATACCAACTGGTGCATATAAATCTAAAGAAGATGTTTTCAAAAAAGAAGCACCAAAAGACGTAGATAGGAGTGCTAGAATTAAAATTTCTAGTGAATTAGAAAAAGTTCTTAAGAAAATGGAAGATAATGATAGTTATCTTGCATTTGAAATGCTTTGGTTGGGTGAGCCTGGATCTAAGTATCAAAATGGTTTAGGAATTACAGATGTTACAATTTCAAATAAGGCTTATTGTTTTGAGGTAACTATTGGTGGTAAAAAATTTGATATGAAGATTGGTAAGTTCTTTAGATATTATTGGCCTGGTCTTCTTACTGAAGATGAAATAAAGTCTTTTATTTATCAATACAATGATATGGTTTCTGATAATATCGGAGATGAATCTACGACTTCCGCTCAAAGAATACAAGTGCCTTCTTTTACTTATAATCCAAAGGATGTTAAGGCAACTTTTCTGTCTTTGACTACTAAAACTTATCCTCATTTTGATGATTGTAGACATGAAAAAGAAGTATTACAGTTTTTACCAAAAGACTTAAAAAGAGACGAAGTTGGTAATTATTATAAAATAATAGGAAGTGATAAACCAACAATAATGTTTACTTGTCACTTAGATACCGCCGATAGAGAGCAAAAAACTACTAAACTTTTTCAAGCAAATGGTAGAGTATCGGAAGAGGGATATTCTTTTAGACTAATTAAAACTGGATCTGGTGATGAGCATATCTACACTGATGGATCTTCAATTTTAGGAGCCGATGATAAAGCAGGAACTGCTGTTATGTTATATATGATGACTAACAATGTGCCGGGAATTTACTATTTCTTTATTGGTGAGGAAAGAGGTGGAATTGGTTCAAATGCACTCTCTTCAATATATGATAGATGTGAATATCTTACTGATGTTAAAGCTTGTGTATCATTTGATAGAAGAAGAACTACATCTGTGATTACTCATCAGTTGGGAAGACAATGTTGTTCAAATGAGTTTGGACAAGCACTTTGTGACGAATATAACAAAAGCGGTTTAAATCTTTCATTAGATACAACTGGTGTTTATACTGATTCGGCTTCTCTAATGGAGGATATTGCTGAATGTACTAATATATCTGTTGGTTATTATAACGAACACAGAGGAACAGAAATGCAAAATATGACTTACCTCATTAAGTTAGCAGAGGCTTCTGTTAAAGTTGATTGGAATAAACTTCCGATTAAAAGAAAGGTTGGTTATAATGAAGAATTATTTGCAAAACATAAGAATCTTATAAACGAGATTAAAAAGAATGTATTTGGGATTGATGTAAAGGTCATTGGTAAAGATGATAGAATATTTGTTAGTTTAGATTTAGAAGAGACTGATATGGGTGAAATTTATGATTCACTTATAAGAATACAGACAATACTTAACAAGTACAAAATAGAGGATTTAGGAATCTTTGATGAAACATATTTTAAAATAGAGCTAAAGTAATATGAAAATAAAAACATTTATAAAATATTTAGAAAATATCAGAGAAGACGAATTTAGTCATCTTAATAACGAACTTTCTGCTAATAAGAAAAATGAAGCTCGTTGGCCAGAAGATGATTATGGATATGATGATGATTCTACTAAAGATTATGGAGATTATGATGATTGGTATGACGATGAAAGTACGCGTGATAACTCGAGAAAATCATCAAATCCTAAATTCGATGATGAAGATGATGACTATGGATATGAATCAGATGATGATGATGATGATGATGACGTGCAACATTTAACTTATTTGCTTCGTCAAATGTTTAGAAACTCGGGTGTTGATAATGTTCAGATTACGGCAAAAAGAAATGAGGATATTGTCATTGAAGTTAATATGGCAAAAAAAGAGACACTTAGAAGTATTATTAAAGTTTTTGAAGTAGCTAACAAACTTAAAAGAGATATATTAGCTCAATATGATGCTGAATTTGACATTTGGCAATCGAAATCCGGTGGTGGAATACTTTCGTTTGGTTTTACATTAGATGAAGGTTTAGAAGATGATAATATGCCATTTTAATTAAACTTTTTCTTATTTTCAAATATTATATATACATTTGTAAAATAATTACAATGACTATGGGGATGTCATAGAATAGATTCATAGAGTAGTGGTAGTTATGCAGGTGTCGGGTGGTTAAATGACCGACTAATAAATTAGGTAACAAAAGTCGTAAATGGCAAAACAAATGAAGTAGCATCCCGTGAAGATTTAGTAGCGGCGTTACAAAACAACATGCTTAAGGCAGAAGAGCTAGCAGTAGTTTAAGCTTTTAAGCTAATCGCAAAAATTCTCCAGCTGAATCACACAGTTTAAAATGTGAAACCAGAATTGTTAGAGTGATGGGTTAGTTCAACTAAATATTTTGTGAGTTTAGAAAAATTTCACTAAGCCTGTAAATGAATAATTATTGTTAGCTAGGGAAGACACCGGAGGCAGAGCCGGTCATCTCCACTAAAATTAAGTCCGCCTAAGGTGGACTTTTTTAATTTATAACATATAAGAATTATGAGTTATATCAATTCTTTTAGAGGTCGTTATTATTTCCTTTCAAACTTTTATCCCTGTAAAATTGAACATAAAGGAATTACATATCCTTCTGTAGAACACTATTATGTTGCTCTAAAAGTTACTCAAATGCAATTCATTGATGGTGTTTATTATACTGCTCCTGATTTTAGAGAGTTAATTGCTAGAATACCAGATGCTGGTGATGTAAAAAAATTAGGAAGTCGAGTAAAAGTTAGACAAGATTGGGAAGAAAAAAAATTAGACTTTATGAATTGGGGAATTCGTGAAAAATTCAAAGATCCTAAATTATGCGAGATGTTATTGGATACTGGTAAATTAGAACTTATAGAGGGTAACTTTTGGCACGATGTCTTTTGGGGTCAGTGTTCTTGTCCAAAATGTAATAGTATTGGTGAAAATCATTTAGGTAAAATTTTAATGAAGATTAGAGAAGAATTAAGACAACAAAATGAAAGACCTTCACTAGAAGAACAAATTAAAAATCAAAATAAATAAAATGGCGGTAATAAGTTATTTCGGAGGTAAGAGTTCCTCAGCATTTCAAGAATTAATCAATACAAAAATCCCAAAAACTGGAATTAAAACGTATTTAGAACCTTTTTCTGGTTCAATGGGAACGTATATGGATGACGATCAACTTAAATTCGATGTAGTTGTCTATAATGATAAAAATCGTCATCAGGTGAACTTATACAAGTGTTCATCACAACCTGAGGAGTTCCTACCTTATTTAGAGAATTTAAAAAATACTCTTCTTTTCACAGAAGAAACAGATCCATTAAAGAAATGGGATTTCTATAAAAAGATTTATAAAGAATATCAAAAAAATGATTTCTTAGATGATATGAATTTTGAAATTGGTGATTTTGAGAAAGCCGCTATTTATGCTTTTCTTATCACTTCTGCTCATAACTCTGTTTATCCTCGAGGTGCTGGTTTCAATGGTTATAAAAAAGATAAAGACCGTTTGAAATTAGAAGTTCTTATTGATAAATTGAAAAAAAATAAATATACTCCTAAATTACAATCAATTACTGATTTCTTAAATATTGATTTTGAAGAACTTATTACAAAATATGATTCAGAAGATACTTATCTTTATTTGGATCCACCATACTTCAGACCAGATGAAAATGGTGAAGATGACGCTAAAAGATTGTTTTGGTATGGTGCTGACAAAGAAGGAATGTTTGGACCAGCTTCTCATAGAAGACTATTGGAGTTAATCAAAAAGACTAAGTGTCGTTGGTCACTTTCTTATTATTATTTTCCTCTTTTAGAAGAGTTATTACCTAAAGATAAATACGTTTGGACAGAGAAAGAAGTATTTAGAAGTTCGGCTCAAGGTGGAAACAACTCTGATTTAAAATCCGAACAAGCTAAAGGTATTGAGTTGTTAATTATGAATTACGATCCCAAAACCGGTATTAAACTATAATGACTGTTAAACTTCAACCTAATATATTTAATGTGAATAGTTCAACTGGTGATTCTGTTCTTAGAATAGAACCAGATGGTTATTGTGTTATAAAAAAATTAGCTCTACTTGATGATGTCACTGGTAACAAATGGGAAATTAGAATATCAAACGGTGAGATAATAGTAGAACCAATTGAAATAGAAGATAAAAGAGAGAATAAACTTAGTAAAATATTAAAAAATGTTTGATCATTTAGATAGAATTGAAAAATTAGGATTTACTATAAACTTAAATTGGAATAAATCAATTGATATTATCTATGACACTGAACAGCCATTAGATGTTAGAATTTTATTTTGTGCTTATGATTCAGTTTCGGAACCTTCTTATGAAGATATAGTTGAGACTGCATGTGATTTCTTTTATATGTGGTATAATAAAAATTTAGAAACACTTAAAGATTATGAGATTGACTCAACAGATTCAAATTTTGATAAATTACTTGATACTGGTTTAGGTGATATAACAAAACAAGTTTATAGAGACTTTAATATTGACAATCTATTAGATTAGCCTTTTCCATATTTTTGAGCACTTGCTCTAATCCTTTTGATGTGTCCTTCTAAAACTTTAAATTTTGTTGTAAAATCCTTATCAAAGTTATATAGATCATCAATAGCTAGTTGTGACATTTCAGAGTCTCTTTCTACAGAAGTTTCTGCTTTCTTTTTCCAAATTTGAATAAGTTTTTTAGGGTCATATTTATTCTTTGGATGTTGAGAATAAAGAAATTCGGGTAGTAATGTAAAATGAATTCTGTGTGCTTGAGCAATTTGAATAGCATTATATTCCATTAAACAATACTCTAGTTTCAATCTTTTTAACTCATTATACATTGGCTCAAATTTAACTTTTATAAAGTGTCTGCCTTTTAGTCTTTCACACTTTTCAAAATCAGCTTCTGTAAGATACTTATCAAAAATAGCCACTCTTACCTCTAAAGGTAGAAAATTAAAATTTACACATAGTAAAATAATTTTATTACTATAAACTTTTACATCAACTACAAAAACAGGAGACCATTTGACCCAGTTAGAGTCATCTTTATAGTGAAAAAAATAAAATTGACCTTTTATAATATTTGTGACAGGAGTTGATTTGACATAATCATCTGACTTTAAATATCTTTGATAGAAGTCGAGAGAATTTTGCTTAAAAAAACTTGGAACGTCATTGCTTTTTACAAACTTATTTAGTTTTAGTCTTTCATATAGTTCTCCCATAGGGTTTAAAGTTTATTTTATATATAAAATAAATAGAATCCTTTATTTATGTTAAATTCTAAACCAAGTAATAAGAACTATAATCAGGGTAATTATATACCTAAGTTTAAAGATAAAGTCATAAAGTTAAATACTTATGGTGGTGTCTATTTTAGAAGTTCTTGGGAAAAGAAGATAATGACTTGGTTAGACCACAATACTAAAATTACAAAGTGGGGGGCTGAATGTATGAGAATACCTTATCAAATGACCCATTTTGAAAACGGAGATACAAAAATTAAAGAGCATTGTTACTATCCTGATTTTTACTATGAAATGAGACTGGAAGATGGATCTTTAAAACAAGTAGTGGTTGAAGTTAAGCCAATGAAAGAGTATAAAATGGTTCAAGACTTAAATGAAGGTCGGTTAGTTGTTCCTCAGTCTGGTGCAAAAAAGTTAAAAAACTTTGAATACGATTTAAAAATGGCTTATAAGAATAAGAATAAGTGGGAAACTATGATATCATATTGTAATAAGAAGGGATATGAATTTATTATAATAACTGAAGATCACTTAAAAAAGTTTAATGTTTAAAAAATAAGTTAAAACTATCAAAGTCATTAACACTATTGAGATTATAGGTGTTATTAAGTTAGATATTTTGTATAATTTAGTTGAAAAACGATATGACAAAAACTTTACTATAGTCAGTGAGATAAGTATCAACACTGGGGTGTATAATTTCAAATAAATTCCAAAAATTATCCACATCCAGTATAAAATTTTAGTAATATAAAATAAAATTAAAGTCTTATTACTTTTTGACAAATCTATTTGATGAAACCTAATATCAATTTTAGTAATATTGGAAAGATAAAAAAGATTCATCCAAATAAAGAGAGGAATAAGTGATAAGTAAGATATCATGCTTGTTTTATTTTTTTAAAACCAATTAGGTTATTGAATTCAACTTCTGTTATTCTTATATTTTTGTTTATTGAGAGTATATCCCATAATTCTTCTGATATTTTAACAAATGATTCTCTACCTACTATCCTTTCGTAAGTATCTGGTACTTCTTCTGTTCTGTTGTTATAAAAATTTTCAACATATCTATTTCTATATTCTTTATCAATATGTAAAGTGCATCCATCGGGTGATATTGAGTTATCACTAAACGACTCTTCCCAAATTTGTATAATAGCTAATCTCATATTACAAAAGTATATTTATTTATCTAAACTTTGTTTTAAAATTTAATAAAATAAAAAAAAACACTTTTATGAAAATTAAATTAGAGTATATTTGGTTAGATGGTTCCGAGCCCCAGCAACTCAGAAGTAAAACAAAAATAGTTGATAAAGCAGAAACTATGAATCCCGAGGACTACTCAATGTGGTCTTTTGATGGTAGTTCAACTCTTCAAGCAGAGGCAGGTAAAGGTAAAAACACAGATTGTTTGTTAAAACCAGTATTTGTTTGTAAAGATCCATTTAGAGAATATCCTAATAAATTAGTATTTTGTGAGGTTTTGAGTCCAGATGGAACTAATCATCCAACAAACAATAGAAGAAAATTAGCTTCTATTGTAGATGGTTTAAATCTTAATTCTTTAATTAAGAATGATGCTCCTTGGTTTGGTTGGGAACAAGAATACACTTTGACTCATAAGCCGGGTATGCCTTTTGGAGAGGGTGTTGGTTTGCCTTTGGGATTTGAAGTTGGTAAAACTCCAAGAGCACAAGGTGACTACTATTGTGGAATTGGGGCTGATACAGTAATTGGTCGTCAAATTGTTGAGGAGCATATGGATATGTGTTTAGAGATTGGTTTAGATATCTCGGGAATCAATGCCGAAGTTCTACTTGGACAATGGGAATATCAAATTGGTCCTGTTACGGCTCTCAACGGTTCTGATCAACTTTGGATATCAAGATATATCTTAGAAAGAGTTGCTGAAAAACATAGTGTTAATGTTTCTTTGCATCCAAAGCCTATCAAAGGTGACTGGAATGGAACAGGGTGTCACGTTAATTTCTCTTCTAAAGAAATGAGAGAAGATGGTGGTATTGAATTGATTAAAGAAACAATGCCAAAACTTGAATCATCTCATATGGAACATATTGAAGTTTATGGTTTGCATAACGAACAAAGATTGACCGGTGAGCATGAGACATCGGGAATTCATGAATTTAGCTATGGGTATAGCACTAGAGATACATCTATTAGAATTCCGGCTCAATCACTTGTGGATGGACGAGGATATTTTGAAGATAGAAGACCATCTTCAAATTGTGATCCTTATTTGGTATCTGCTAAAATGTTAGAAACAGTTTATTCGTAAAAAACAAAAACCCACTTTTAAGTGGGTTTTTTAATGACTTATATTCTATTTAGATTGAGTGAAGACCTTGTCCATCGTTACTTCCTTCAATTGATATTAATTTAATCTGATTTTCGTTATCACCTTTCTTTTTATAGATTTCATTAAATCCTTTGGCTATTCCTCTTTTAAATACTTCGGTGAAGTAAGCAAATGCGTTAACTGATTTGTCTTCATTAAAATTGTACCAGTTTTGGAACATATCTAAAAGTCCAGATTGATAACAGTCTAATTTGTCATCATTTGACCAGTATCTCATTTTTTTTATTGTTTTTTTGGCTAGGAGTTCTAACATTTTTTCGGCGTTTCTGGTAAGTTTGCCTTGTGCTTTTGATACGATAATTTCTACGTATAGATCTTTATTATTTAAATACATTCATTAAGCTTTATTTTTAAGAAATAATCTGATTATTTCTTTGAAGCTTTTTACTTCATGTTATATATTAATTTATTTAAAAAGTTTATAAAACAAAAAAATCCTCAAATTTCTTTGAGGATTTAATTTTTATATTTTAAAAAAATTAAAGTTTAATTCTTTCTTTATATTGAAGTTCTTTAACACCACCAAGTTCAGCTTTAAGAACTACTTCTCTTTTTTCTAAGTTTTTAAGAGCGGTAGTTAAAACTTCTGATTCGCCTATCATTTGAATTGATCCTCTGACTTTTTCAATGTTGAATTGAACATCTTCTAGCTTTAAACTGATTTCTCTTTCTTTATCTTCAAGTTTTCTTTTAACAACAGTTTCTTTAGATAATTTATTTTCATAAAAGTAAGTTAAATCATAGTTTAACTCATTTCTTACTTCATTTACTAATTCTAAAGCCGATTCGTATTTAAAGAAAGAATTTCCATATCTTTCATCACATCTGTAAAGATAAGTGTTGTTTTTGTAGTTAAATGCGTAGCACTCTAAGTGAGGATTTATGAGGTTTTCAATTTTCTTAACTACGTCTAATTCTACAAATTTGTCTAAATTTTCAGATACTTCTAATAAAATTGGATAGAAGTTCTTATTTACGATTGGAACAATCGGAGAATTAAATAAAGACTCAAGTGTAGTGTCTGAGTTTAATTCGTCGTCATTTATGTAGATTCCTCCTTTTTTAGAAACGGAAAGACCTAATGTAAGATATTCAGAAATTCTGAAATTAATTCTATCCTCATTAACTGTAGCATATTTCATAGCAGTTTCTAAAGTTCTTAGAGTTCTAAGTTCTCCTTCTTCTTTAATATTTGATTCAAGTAAAGTTTTTTCGATTGTGTTTTCTGTTAAAATAAACCAAGAATCTTTGATAAGTGCGATGTGACCATTTTCTACTTGTTCTACAATTGAATAAACTGATTCCCCTTTACCCCCACTTAACAAGTTGCTTCTCTTCTCAGGAGAAGTAGTTAAATTGTGAACAAATAATTTAACTTCAGGTACCCAATCATAAACAGCTAATTCATTAAGAATTTTAGACATTCTATCTTGATCTGATTCAAGATTAATAGTTTGTAATAAAACATTAATTGGTTGTCTATAAAGCTCTCCTTGATTTTTTGAATTTAAAACATTATATAAATTCTTTAATTCATATAACAATTCATAATTAGCCATGTCATCGTTTAGGCCCTCTAAAAGAGACTTAACACTCTTATCATAAGTATAAGCTTTTAATCTCTCATTTAATGATTTGATTATTGTTTTTTCTGAGTGCTCTATGCAAGCATTCATATGTCCTTCTACTATAACAGAAATCTCTTCTTGATCAAGGGAAAGATTCTTTTTGAAGTTAAACAACTCGAGTTTAAGATTCTTCATATTTTAAAATATTATTTTTTCTTTATTACTATATATTAACACAAAAAAGTCACTTTTTGTCATTTTATAATTTTACAAAGGATTAGGATTTGTTGGTGGATTTGATGCTCCATCATTAGCATTTGTTGGTGGTCCTGAGTTTGGATTAGGACTTTGAGCAGCAGACCTCTGTCTCGCTTTTAGTATATTGTTAAACCATTTTGTTCTTTTTGGTGAAACCATAAAGTAGTCAGGGTCATTTGTAAGAGTTCCGTTAGGACCAATTACTTGTGATAAGTTAGATCCAAATGGATTACTTAATTCATTGAATCCACCAGTTTGTCCAAAGAATCCAGTATTTCCATCTTGACCCGGAACTCCTGTTACTCCTGTTTCAGTACCTCCGATGGTTGAAAATGGAGGTGTTAAAAATGGAGGACCAATATATGGTGGTCTTGGCCATCCTGGAAATCCACTTGCCTCATTTGTTGTGTTTGTTACGGAAGTAAATGTAGGATTTCTGCTGCTTGATCCTGTAAAACCAGGACCTGCAAAGTACTCAGAAACACCTCCTGTTATTGTGTAATTGTTAAGATCTGTCATTGATCCTCCATAATATTTAGGATATCCTTCAATATTTACTCTATCTCTTCTAAATGCTGGATAATAAGTTTCTACCGTAAAAGACACTTTTAATGTGATGTTGTTATCACTGGTGAGGTTTTTTTCTCTAGATAATTCAATTTGATTAGAATCTGGCATTAATATCACCGCGTCAATATTCATAAAGTTGTATTCAAAATACATAAATTTATAAATCCAAAGTGTGTCCATAATAGCTTGACTACACTTAAATGTGTCTATTTCATTTGAGAGAAGAATAGTTAAGTCATAATTTACAGTAATCGGAATTGCTCTCACTTTTGCTAAAACTTTTCTAATTTCTATTTCATTTTCAACAACCATTCTAAGCCAAACATTTGGATTGGCAAATTCATCTGACTTAATATTAAATCCTGTTAGTGTAAGATGTCCTCTTGGTATGATATCGGTATTTAGTTCAACAAATCTGTTTTCTGATACTATATCATCTTGAAAAGAATCAAGTAAAAATCTTTCATCGCCACTCAGTGAGTAGTAAAATGGTACGCTAACCGGAATATCCCCTGATGAGAATCTATTAATCCAATTGACTTGGCCTTCTAGTGTGTCTAAGACACAAACCGTTAAGTCTCTAAAAAATACATCTTCAAAATTAAATTTTTCTCCAATCATATTCGTTATATATAAAAAACTTAGTCCCTGCATTTATCTATAACTTTCACATAGTAAAATCATATAAAATTTATGAGTTCAGTTAATCAATTATTGTTATGGGAAAAATGGCGTCCTAAAAAATTAGAAGATATTATATTACTTCCAAGAATAAAAAAACAATTCGAAAATGGAATAAATGGTAATTACATTTTTTACGGACACTTTGGTACCGGAAAGACTAGCTTAGCTAGAATATTAATTGGTAAATACACAAAAGATAAACCTTTTCTTGAACTAAACTCCTCACTTTTTACATCAATTGATGTTTTGAGAAATCAAATTGAAGACTTCTGTAAATTTACTCCATTAATGTTATCTGATTCTGATTCTGATATCAAATATATATTTTTAGATGAGTTTGAAAGAGTATCATCTCAATTTCAAGATGCATTTAAAGCATTTATTGAGAAGTATAATAAGAATGTAAGGTTTATAATAACAACTAATCATATAAACAAAATTTCGGATGGGATAAAATCTAGAATACCTCAAATATGCTTTGATTGTCAAAATATGGAAGAAGAAAAGTTTTTAAAGCAGGAAATATTTAAAAGATTAACAACAACAATTCTACCAACAGAGCAAAAAGAAATCAAAAAAGAAGAGTTGGTTTCGATAATTCAAAAGAAATTTCCAGACTTTAGAAGTATAATTGTGGAAGTTCAAAGTTTCTTAGAATCCGGTGTCACAAATACCTCATCGATAAACGTTTCAAATAAAATAAAATTAGATTTATATAATATTATCTATGATAAATCTTTAGATTATGAGAAAATTTATCATTTTCTAATGAATACATTTACAGCTGATAGAATTGACACAATGATAAAACTTCTAGGAAAACCTTTTATTGATTGGTCTATATCTGAGGGAAAAAGTATAGAAAAATTATTTGAATGTAATTATATTATCGCTGACTATGGTTCTAAATTAGAAACCAATACCGACCCAATAATACTAGCGATGACTATTATTGGAAAAATAAGAGATATATTGAATTGAGATTCTAATTTTTAATATATAATTTTATGAGTAATTTTAATTTTGTAGATTTTTATATAGGGTACCCTGGTCATCCCAGATTTAAAACTCCGGATATTATTGAGGATGATGTTGTAAGAGTTATAATACAAAAATATGAAATGATTTTATTCACTAATAAAGGTGATTTTTTTGGTGATCCTAATTTCGGAGGAGATTTATATCAACTATTACATGAGACAAGATTATCAGCTGAAAGTATAGAAAATGAAATTAAATCACAAATAAATGAATATATTCCTGAATTAAAAGAAATTGAATATTCTTTATTAGTTGAATTTTTTGAAGATCCAGAGAGATTTCAAGAATATATGGAAATAAACTTTGAGGTAGCGGGTTATGAAGTTTATGCTTCTGTTTCTTAATTAACTCGATATTTATTTATTTTCCAGTAACTTTTTCCGTATCCAACAAATATTTCTTCACCTGATTTGATATCTCTATCTGATAATAAAACAACATTGTTATCATCGTCCATTGTTATAATTGAGTTATTTTCAAAATTTGAAGGAATTCCTTCAGCATCATTTGCAAATTTAGCAAAACAATCTGTTCTTTTACAGTCTAAAGTTTCTCCTGATGGTAAATTCATAAAGTAATCATCATCTCCTAGATAGGCTCTTCTTTTTGCTTCTTCATCTGATATTACTTCCCCTTTAAATTTAGAAATGATTTCACCACATTCTATATCTATAGAGGTAAAAAGACCATTACCTGCATTTTTAATTTGTGAGGGTTGGATGTAAAGATACTCTTCTTCTGGTAATTCTATTTCTTCATATTCGAAGTTTTCAAAAAATTTTAAATATTTCATTTGTTTTCTACTTTATTGGACAACTTGTAGCGGTCCAGATGTATTTATAATCTCTTTTTATTTTGACACCTAAACTTTCAGCTGTTGTTACTACATCCTCTAGACACTCGCCGTCAGCTCCACCAACAATAGTAACTTCTCTTCCCTTTAAGTCTATTAAAAGATCATATAGTTTTTTAGGACAGTGAAACCAAACATGATTGTTGTTTATAAATGTGATTATAGTTCCCTCCTTTGTCTCAAAGATATCTCCTTTTTTTAATGTTTTTTCCTCTTCTTTTTTACTAATTTTATCATAAACTTCTTTATCTAGTATTTTCTTGTAAAAATCGGCATCAACGTCGTAATTATATCTTTTTTCAATTAATTCTTTTTGATTTGGAAAGTGATAAATGTCTTTATGGATAGGAATTTCAGGAGTCTCATCATATAGATAATCTTTATCCACATTTTTACCATCCGGATGATTATCCCAAATCTGATAAACATTATTAAAATTTTTACAGTATTTTTTAAGTTCGTTTAGATACATTTCGGAAAAATACTTTCTAAATGATTTCTGAACATCCACTATGATTAAAGTATCTTCATTGTAGCTTTCAAATGTTTTAATAAACTTCATAAACTATATATTAAATAAAAAACCCATCATTTCTGATGGGTTTCTTTAATATTTTATTTTAGATTAAGCTGGTAATTCCTCTTCTCCCTCTTCTTCCTCTTCTTGAGCTTGTCCTTGAGCTTGTCCTTGAGCTTGTCCTTGAGCTTGTCCTTGACCCTGACCTTGTCCTTGACCCTGAGCTTGTCCTTGAGCTTGTCCTTGAGCTTGTGGTTCTTCAAATTCTCCTTCTTGAGCTTGTCCTTGACCCTGAGCTTGTCCTTGACCTTGAGCTTGTCCTTGACCTTGAGCTTGTCCTTGAGCTTGTCCTTG